TATGATTCTGGTATTAGTAGTATAGCAGATGCAGGAATAACAGAAGAACTTAGTGAACAAATAGAAAAAGCAATGGATGAAGAAGATATTTGGATTGTATTAACCTCAACACAAGAAGCAAAGTTTGGTCATCTTTTTGGACAGATATTAAAAATAGATAATGAAGAAGTTAGATTAATAAAGAAGGCTTCTACCGAAGCATCCACACCAACTAATAATGCAGGAGACGATGTTAATCATGGATTAAAAGTTACAAGAGCCGCAAGAGGAACAACTGCTGCTGCTCATACTGTAAATACAGCATTAAAGGCTAAAGCGCATAGAACTATTAGAATAACAAAGACTGATGCTAGTTCAACTGCTGAAGATTCATATATTCCTGAATTTGGAGGTGCTGATTCTTCTATTGGTTCTACTGCTGGTTTAGTTCCAATAGCAGAAACAGGTGATGCAGCAAAGTATTTGCGTGGAGATGGAACATGGCAGACATTAAGTGGTGCAGGTTCAACTGGAACTGTTACACAAATAGTTGCAGGAACAGGCCTTTCAGGTGGAACAATTACAACAACAGGAACTATTGCTGTTTCTGGTGCACAAACAGGAATTACTACTGATTATAACACAGCAAGAGTTATTGGTAGAGATGCACATAACAATATAGATTTTACTACAGATAATGAAATTCATTTCAAAACTAACAATGAAACTCCTGTAATAAAAATGAAAGCATCAGGAGAAGTAGAAGCAACAAGTCTTGATATATCCGGTGATGTTGATGTTGATGGAACATTAGAAACAGATAACTTAACTATTGGTGGAGCGCAAGGTTCTGATGGTGATGTTCTAACTTCAACAGGAAGTGGTGTTGCTTGGGAAGCCGCAAGTAGTGGCGGTGCTTCTGCTATTGGTAGTTTAGACGATGTATTGATGGATGCTACTAATTGGGTTGATGGATTTTTACTTCAAACAGATAGTGATGGTTCAGCACCGACAACAGGAACTCTAAGTAGCGCAACAGGTAATATCGGCATTGGTAAAGATGTTTTCAAAGCGATAACATCGGGCGATTACAACATTATGATGGGATATGAAGCAAATGAAACAGGTGTTTTAACGGGTCATAGAAACATCGGGTTAGGTTTCCAATCATTCAGAAATGCTACATCCGGAGAGGATAACATAGGTATAGGCACAGAAACACTTGATGGTGTTTTGACGGGATTTTACAATGTAGCAATAGGTCGTTCTGCACTTGGCTCGGCAACAGGCGCAGATTCCAATATAGCCATTGGTAAGAGTGCTTTAGCGGCAAATACAACAGGTGATTATAACATCGCTATAGGATATGAAGCATTAGATGGTGCAGACACAGAAAGTAATAATTTAGCCATTGGAAGGGGTGCTCTCGGTGGTGCTATTGATGGTGCAGAAAAGAATATCGCCATTGGTAACTTTTCACTTGATGCGGCTCTTACAGGGGATTTCAATACTGCTGTTGGTTATGGAACAGGAACATTAATGACTTCGGGGCAAAGAAACTCTCTATTCGGATATGATAACGGAAAAGCAATTACAACTGGAATTAGCAACACCATACTTGGTTATGAATGTGGTATAGGGGTAACAGAAGGCAATTACAATGTAATGATAGGTAATAATGCCGGAACAAATGTTACAACCGGAGATGGAAAAATAGTCATTGGTAATGATGATGGTATGACAGGTGCTACAACAGGTCGTGAATTAGCAATAGCGAACTTTGATGGAACAGGAAGAACCAAATGGATTCATGGAACATCAGCAGGGGCAATTACTTTTAATGACGCATTTACATTCCCTGCCGCAGATGGTTCAGCAAATCAATACCTCAAGACCGATGGTAGTGGAACATTAACTTGGGCCACTCTTTCAAGTGGCGGTGCTTCTGCATTAGATGATTTATCAGATGTATTAATGGATGATACTAACTTTACCGATTCAATTCTAATACAGACTAATAGTGATGGTTCAGCACCAACAACAGGAACATTGGATGGGGCGACAAACAATATAGGTATTGGTAAAGATGTATTCAAAGCATTAACTTCCGGCGATAATAACATTGGTTTCGGGCTAACGGCTCTTGAAGCATTAACTGGTGGAAGCAATAATATCGCTTTAGGCGACCAAGCATTAAGTGATATTACTACTGAAAGCAACCAAATCGCAATAGGACAGGGCGCATTAAGGTATCATACTACGGGTTCTGAGAATATAGCAATTGGTTATTTGGCTATTGGTGCTTCTGCTACAAACAACATAAAGAGAAATATCGCTATTGGTGCCCAATCAATGCATGGACTTACGGAGGGCGATGAAAATACCGCAGTAGGTAGGTATTCACTAAGAGAGATTAGCACCGGAAGCGATAATACTGCGCTTGGGGCAAGTGCAGGTCAAAATATCACAACCGGAGAAAGAAACACTTTGATTGGTATGAAAGCCGGAGATGGCTTTGACACCGAATCAGATAACATAGCAATAGGTTACGATGCTTTAGGCGGTTCTGTTGCAGGCGGAGCGAAGAATGTCGCAATTGGAAACTATGCCGGAGATAATAAGACAAGTGGTTCAAATGATGTTTTGGTTGGTTATGATGCAGGTTCGGGATTAACGACAGGACACTCTAATACATTTATTGGAACATATAGTGCCAAAGATTCAGAAGCAGTATCATACAATGTAGCAGTAGGATATAGCGCATCTCAGAATAATCAACAAGGCGGGCGAGTTACTTCAATTGGAAGTTTTGCTGGTCAAGGTGGAGATGGTAGTTATACTGTGTATGTAGGATATGGAGCAGGTCAATACTCAACAGGTGGGTCAAACACATTCATTGGAGATAATGCGGGATGGTATGTAAGTGGTGACAAGAATATCGCTATTGGCACATCAGCACAAACACCAAATCTCTCAGGCGATGGATGCGTTATCATCGGTTATGATGTTGATGCTCCGAATAATAGTGACGATAGACAACTCATTATTGCAGGTAATGATGGTTCGACAACATCAACTTGGATTACAGGTGATTCAAACGGTAATGTATCATTAAATCAATTAGCAGATGTTGTATTAGCATCAGGAAGTAGCACAGTATTAACACAGGCACAAAGCGGTTCATATGTATATTGGACAGCAGGTGATTTAGCATTACCAACAGATGCGGCAGTTGGAACTCAATTTACCATATTCAATAATACAGGTTCAAGTGGAACAGTAGCAGTTGGCGATGTTTCAGATGGTATTGTGGCTAATTGGGCTACTAATGCAGCAGTAGCAGATAATGATGCTACATCCTATGTTTGCGTTGCAACAATAAATAATGCAAGCCATTGGGTTCAGGTGGGAGCATGAGTTTCATAGGCACAGTTGGGGTAGTAGCCCAACAAGGGAATCAAGGTGGAGGTGCGCCAACTGTAAATATATCTACATCTTCTTCTGGTAATTATGCAGATGATATGATAGTATATTCAGAAATAATAGCCGATTTACCGGGTGACCCGCCATATATATCATATACTGGTGGTAGTGCAAGTTCTAGTTCTCCGCATTTAACCTTCTCTTTAGACCAAGATGAATTTTTTGCTGCACAAAATGATTTAGGGTCTGGTTCTAGTAGGATTTACTTAGGTGGTTATACAAGGGCTGTTGCTGGTGTAGGAACTATTCAAAGTTATGAATATACTATAGATGCAATAGATACTGATAATATGGACCAAACAGGGAATTACTTTACTAGTGCTTCTTCTTCGGGAACTCCCATTGAGGTAGCAGATGGAACAAGCGGTGTAGCAGATGGAGATGGTTATGAAATAAACTTAAGAATGATATTTCCTTCAGGTAAAGGAGGAATAGTTACTCCCGAAGCAGGTGATTATTTAACCTTTAATTTTAATGCAATAGTTGAAGATGAAGGCGGTTCTACTACAGACACTCTAACCATTAAACTAGAATGGACAAATTAGATAAAAGAAAAAAAGAAGATGATAAAATGGCGTTAGAACTAGACTATGAACACGAAGAATTAGGGGTAACAATCCCCAATGTATATGCAAAGATTGCGAGAGCGTCTTTTGATAATATGGAAAATGATGATGGAGTTAATGTGAGTTACACAGTTAAACTCTACAAGAACGAAGAAGCGAAAGAAGAAGGAGAACATCCCTTTGGTGGTAAGAGTTATACAACCACACTAAATATCGCTAATGCTAAGACACAGTATAATTTACTGAAACAGTGTTACCTTCACTTAAAGGAACAAGACGGATTTACTGATGCAATAGATAGTTAATATAATTTATTTGCATAAATAAAAACACAAAAAAATGCCTATCATTTTGAGTTTTTTTAGCCCCCTAAAACGAACTTAAACAGGCCCAATATCCATCTCTATCTGGGGTATGCGGCACAAGTATAGGCCCAAACTAGGGCATCTAAGGGGTGGGTAATAAAATGCCGGAGAACAGCACTTCATTGGATTAACTTATTAGCCTTTTGGACTAACATTTCAATCCAAAACTTGAGAGTATTTAAACTCCGCAAATAAGAGGATTATACATCAACGCAATGCTCAAACTCTTTTTGCTTTTTAAGGTGCATATAGCATTGTTTCCAAATATTATGATGATTCTTTTTAGGATTAACATTTAACTCAAAGAAATAGTTGAATCCTTCTATAGGGTTCTTTTCTTCTTTGTAAGTATCTTCACTTAACCAAACTAAACCGCCATAGATTACTCTATAAACAGTTCCGTCTTCTTTCTTTTCTTTTTGAAGTGCTATCTCTTTTATTACTACATGAGCATCTATTGCGAGAAGACCCATTCCTGTTGCTACATTTACTTTTAATGCCATTTAATCACCTTTTGTTACAATTAATCGAATTTCATTCATTTTTTTGACATTTCAAAAACCTAAAAAAAAACTACCCTATAGCCAAAACACACTAATCAGCGTGTTCTGACCATAAGGCTTTACATTCCCTACATTCCCAAATCTTCAATGTTTTAGGTGAACCGATATAAACTCCATGTATTCTTTTTGGAATTGTATGCTCGCCACATAAAAAACATTGTTCACGAAGGGCCATTTCCTTTTTCCTCTTCTATCAATTTTTGCATATATTCTTCAATAGAACTCTCACTATACTTAGAATTTCCAAATGCTGCGAAAAACAACAAGGAAATTATAAGGACAAAGAGAATCCACATAATTATCTCCATAGTATCCATTTTTTACCACTCCACTTTTAAATCTAACACTTCTTCTTCTTTTATTGATAGGCCTTTAACAACCCCATTATCTTGACCATGCCGCCATAAATCATATACTAATTGGCAGTCTTTCAAACAATATTCAGCAACTTCACTATAGCCACCCGATTTCCATACTTTAGGGGCATCTTCACTATTCATTAGTTTATCTGAACCTAGCGTGTTAAATACTAGATTAGACAAACTATATCTTTCACCATGTTCTTTACTTAAGTAATGGCTAGTATCAACATAAGACTTATCATCTAAGTATTTTTTTATGCAATAAATATCTAATGCATTTTTTAATACAGGTAAATCAAAGCCCACAATATTATGTCCTAATAATACTCCACCTTCTTCTTTATGGTTATCTAAATCATATTTTAATTCTGATATTGGTTTCACTTCAACATTAGATTTCTTTAAATCATCTATTGCCTTATCAATATATATTGTGCCTTTATCCCCATCCCAAGTGCATACAGTTGAAACTTTAAACATATGAGTATTACCCCACCCGCCAATTTCATGTGAATAGTTTTTTGTTTCTAAGTCTATTGCTAATACGCTCATTTCAATCACCATTTAATCTACAATGTCTTTCATATCTGACCATAACTCAGATAGCATACTTTTTTCTGCCGCCTCTGGGTCAGGTGTTTTAGATGTAATGTTTCTAACAATCCAAATACATAAATTTAGATTGCCTATATTAATTACGCCTCTCATATTCCAACCATCTTTACCTTTAGTATTAAGTGCCTCAGTAATAACCTTTGGCCCATCAGTGACTTTAAAAATCATAAAGTCATGTTCATATTTATCCATATTATCACTCACAATCACAATAATCTTTATTACAATGATTTGTTATTATCTTTATTGAAGCATAAACATCATCATGGTGCTTGGCCTTTTTAGCCTTTAATACCATACTATTAATAACTTTCCTTTCCTCGTTTGCGATTGTATGGAATGTTCCAAATAATATGTGCTGATGGTTATTATTCTTACCTTTAATTAAGGCCAAGAACTCATCAAGTTCCCACCATGACCTTCTTAAGAAATAGTATAACTCTAAATCTTCATATTCCATTGCTTTAACTTCTTCTGTTGTTTTCATATTTTAACCTCTTTTAATTTAACATATTTCTTTCGAGAAATTGTGTCCTCTTCAAAGTTTACTCCGACTATATCCCACCAATTATATAGAGTTGATTGACTCTTCTTTGTTATTTCCCTTACTCTGCTGATTAATCTTGCTTTATTAACCCAACCGTCTTTATCTTTCAATTCAGTATATGCTTGCTTAAATGCTCCCATATTGGCGTTATCTTGCGCGACTTGTTTTTCAACTCGGAGTGCGTCATCAAGCCAAGATACAAGGCTCTTATAACAATGTCGAATGAGTGAAGAAGCCTGAGTAATATGTTTAGGGGTGCAAATAAATCTCTTACTTTTATCTTCAATTCCGGGCGATTCTGCGATACAACATAGAACAGCCAATCTAATCATGTGATTGTTCAATCTGGTGATAAAATTTCCCGCGACTTCAAAAACTTCTGGCCTACTGTGGCTAACATAATCTCGCATAGAATGGTATTCCCTAACTAAAGCATCGTTGAATCCATCACTATATTGAATAACCTTTTTAGGATTTTCCCCAACTTCTTCATACCTTTCATCTAAGGTTTCATAAATTTTAACAAATGCATTTGCATACCTTGTAATGGGCATTTGTTGGTCTATTTCATGGCCTACTTCCATTAGCAATTTTTCTCTTATTTCATCTTGAATTTCTTGAGGAACTTCATAAATATAAATTAACATTCTTTGTAGGACACCTTTTTCTGCAATAACGGTAGTAAGCCCTTTAGGAATATAAGAAGTAGCATATGGTGAACGCCGACAATCGCAAATAATAGGAGTATCTCCATCTTTCAATTTCTTCTTAATAACATAGTTATTGCCATGTAATGTATTCATTAATTTATTCAAATATACAATAACATTTTCTTTATGTTGTGATTGCTTAAATACACCCGAATACTCAAACTCATCGAATACCATTAACCCACTACCTTCTAATGCTCCTTTGGTTTGAACATCAACAAAAGTAGTAATAGGGTTTCCATCTTCATCTTCTGATGTTTGTCTTTCTTGTTTCATAGAACCAATTAAAGCCGCATCAGTAAAATCAGTGATATCAAATATATCATATTCATGCCCATATTTAGTATTTAATATTTCAAATACCTTTTCTGCAATTGGTCCATAGAAATTAAACAATTCAGTTTTACCTGTTCCTGAAGTTTGTAACCATAATATAGGAACTCTAGTATCTTCTCTACCTTTACCCCTTACAATTACAACCTTATCTTTTACTATTTGCCCTAATAAATTAAAAAATGTTAGTGTTGCAGGAACTTCATTATATTTAGATACATCAGTTCCATCTTTAACATATGCCCTAATTAAATTAGGCAATTGCATTTTATACTCTCCCGCCATTTCTGGGAATTCCTCAAAATATTCATCTATTACTGCCATTTATATCACCTGTTTTGATTCTGAATTTAATACATCTATTATTCTTTTTGCTAGAGTTGCTCCAATTCCATCTAACTTAGACAGTTCAGTTGAAGTTGCCTCCCCAATTTCCATAATAGAACCAAACTCCTTAATTAAGGACTTTGCTTTTTTCTCACTTATTCCTTTTATAGTCATTAACACATCTACCCTTAAATCAGTTGTGCTTATTTTCTTTTGTTTTATTAGCCTAGGATTATAAACTGCTCTATCCATAGGCTTCATTTTTGCTACGGCACTGACTACCTTTGCCGCCCTTTTTGCGTCATCTGTTAGTATTACTTTACAATCAGTATCTAATATAATTTTTCCGATTGCAGATAAATACCGATTATGTAAATGAGCATATCCCCATGATGGGTTTACTCTGCTTCTAAATTCTGCAATAGCATCTTCCATTGACCCATACAAAATTACACTATGGTTATCGAAGTTTCTATCCATATTATCTATTTGTTGCCAAATTCTCTTATTCATTACTGATTGTAAGAAATCAAAACTAGACTTTGCTTCAAAACAAACATCATCAATAATGTAGTCGCCAACATTTAACCATTCTTTTGTTGTTGGAACGCCTATTCTATCACACTCATGTATGATTCTATTTGCTAATTCTGAATTCTCTCTACTATCAATTACTAACATCGTGATACCTCCAACACTTACCAATACAATATCCCTGTGGAATTAATACCTTATAACAACTCGGTGCTGAATAACCTCCCCTTACAATAAAACTAACATGATGTCTTGTTTTATTTTCATCCCAATCTAACCAAACATCTGGTTTTGATGCAATTTCTTTTAATTCGGCCATAATAATTTCTATTACTTCCTTTTCTTTCTCTTGGTTTAAATTTCTTTGACCCATAGCCAATAAATCTCTATACCAATGAACTAAATAAACTCTAGCATAATGGCCGGGATTTTGAACCATAATAGAATTATTTAAACAGGGTAATATAGGCAATGATTTAACAGGCCTAACAATATCCACTTCAATATCAGACATTTCTATAGGCTTAACAGTAGGCCATTCCACTAATTTATTACCGTATCTACTTAATACCATTCTTGGTGCTTTTGCTAATTCTAATATATAATCTATAGATTCAGATAAATCTTCTTTCAATATAGGAATACAAAAATAAGGCTCTCCAGTTTCATCTTCACTACTTAGATTAACAGTATTTGGAACTCTTCTTAGTCTATTAATTTGAATGCCGCTATCATCTAATGTAGAAAGCCCTGTATTTTTTAATCCTCTAAACCATGATTGTATCTCACGGATTTCATCTGCTTTCTTTCCATAAACAATCACATGAAAACCTTTACCGCTAAAAAACATATCAAACTTAATATCTTTATCTAAGAAATCTAACACAACTAATTTAAAATCTTCATAGGCTTCTTCTATTGTAATTGTATTATGTGCATCAAAATCTAAAAAGGCTCTATCTAATATAACTGAAGAATCTATTTTTAATTTATCAGTGAATGCCTCAAAATCATAAATCGTATAATAAACATTCATTTTACCATTATACAAATTAACAAAATTCTGTAAATCATTCTTGTTCATCATCAGTTCTCTTTTCATTTGGGGTGCGTGTTTTAGATGACTTCCTGCCCAAACTTCCTTCGGAAACTTCATTTTTATTATCCTCCTTAAACGATACCTTTGCTTCTTGTAATTCATTCTTCACAATTTCTGCAACTGTTTCTTTCAAAGTCTTTCTTATTACATTACTATATATTTGTCCAAATGGTGTTAATTCTTCTGCAAAAACATCAACATTCCACACCATTTTTAATTTATCTTTTGTAGGTATATCTTCATAAATTGATTCAGATATATTATCTATCGTAGATGATACATTTGCTATTTCCGTAAAAGACCATACTTTTTTATTTAATTCTTGTTTTACTAATTCTTTAATTTTATCATTCATTATTTTTCACCTTTACTTTTAAGTCCACCCATCATCTAATGCCGCAGGGCATATGCTATAGAAATCACAATATTGAACACAAGTCTTTGCATAAAACTTAGGAGGGAAATCTGCATCACCATCAATTTTATCTTCATATGCTTTAATTAATTTAGTTATTGCTCTTAATACAGCATTTGTGCTACTCTTTTTAATTGGTTCAACATATGTATAGTTTGACTCTGGATAATACCAACCCCAATGTGTTATATCTATATTAGGGTCTAAACCATTTTCAACTAAAGATTCATTTGGGCAATTATCAAATAGTAATTTATAGAAAGCCATTTCCTTTCTCATATTGGTTGTCTTATAATCTTTCCATGCTCCTGTTTTTAACTCCATTGGTATGTATTGATTATTTTCAATATACATTCTATCAATAATACCTTGAAGATGAACTGTATAATCTTGATGTAGTGGAATTTTTGGATTTATGTCTTTTGGGATAAGTATTTCAGCATCTAACATAACTTCATTAACTACTGGTAAAAAGTTATCCACTTTATCTTCTAATTTTGCATTTAAAAATAGTGATGCAGAGTTAGAAGCCATTACAGAATAAATATCTGAATATCCATCAATAGGATATAAACTCATAAAATATACCTTTAACTCTTGTTCAGACATATTTTCTGCCTTAGCAATGTCAACTTGATTAAACCAATCTTCTCTACTATTGTGAACAATGCTACCTTTTAACATGGCTTCGGTTTGGTCTGTTTTCCTTCCTTCAATATATGAGAATTGATATTTCATAGGACACCAATTAAATGACCCCATAGAGGATTTGCTTATTTTTAATATCGGTTCGTCTTTTGTATAATCCCAATCGTATGTAAATTCTTTCATTTTACCACCACTCATCTAATGACCTTTGTTTCAAGTCTTTCTTAATATCGTTAATATCCCAATTCATTGCCTCAAATATAGGTGCGGCCTTTCTTACTACTACTTCTGAATAGTGTTCCCAATTAGGAGTATAACCTTCAAAATCTTCTTCCAAGATACCCGATATATAATCAGGCTTAATATAATTACCTGTTAATGGATGTTCTAATAGTTTATTGTGCTTTTGGTTAATTTTCATAAACAAGAAAGAATCTTTAATTTCATTCCCTGTAACATGGTTATAAAAATAAGCCCCCATTAAACCTGCCCCAAAAGAAACCCTTTTACCATTTGATTTCCAATATTTACCTGTCTTCATTGCGCCTGTATATTCATGTTTTAATTCTCCAACAGATAAAGGTTTATCTTCAAATATATGAAATGCCCTCTTACAATTTTCACAATACACATGGAAGCGTTCTTCCTTATAACTACTTCGCTTGATGATTTGATTTAATTCAATATCACCATTCAATACACCATTGTATCTTTCACGAAGATAATCTAGAATTTCTATTTTAGTGCACCCATTAACCCACATCTTTAATGTAGTTATTTGAATTTCTTTTGCTAATTTAGTTTCTGATATTCTTTTTGCAGTAAAGCCAGTCATAAAGAATTCTTCTTCTTTTAAATAGTTTCCATCTTTCCAAGAAATTAAACCGGCATTTCTATTTTTAGTTGCGCCTACTCCCAGACTACTGAAATACTTTTCAAATTCAAGCACTACAGGGTGTTCTTTTAATCCTAACACATTAGGGAATATTTTTCTAACTTCTTCATTTAATTTAACTACTATTTCTTCTGCTTGTTCAACAGAATCTACTTTACAGTAAATTGAATCAGTATGTCCATAAACTACTTCCATTCTAAATCCACCCAAATAATTTTGCCACTACTATGATGCTTAATAATACATTAACAAAACCAACAATAGTTCTTGTTAAGGCTAAACTGCCTACATGTTTTTCTGACCATTTATCTATATCTTCACCATTCATTCTTTTTTACCCCTTCTTTTTAAGTAATGTTTACGATTACTTTCTTTAATTTTATCTCTATTCTCTTCACGGTATTTACGCTTGCGTTCTATTTGCGCTTCTTGATTTTCATAGTAGTGTTTTTTCTTATTCATCAGTATTTTATTTTGATGTTTTTGGTGATATTTTTTCCAATAAGACTTTTTTCTTTCCTCAGCACAATTATCACAATATCTTTTTCGAGGTATATATTCAAAATATTCATCACAAGTTTCACATTCAGTTATTTCTTTGTTTTCTATATGACCTTCTAATATTTTTTGAACAAAAAGTTTAGTTTCTATATCTAAGTCACTCATAATTCTTTCCCTATCCTAAAAAGATACTTCATATTTTTATTAGAATTAGTTTCCGGTATTAGTAAATCTCTTCTTTCTAAGTTATGAAGAGCAACAATCCTACTAACAATATAGTATGTATTTTTCTGGGGAGAAGGTAAACCAAACTTTCGTGAACGCCAGTTAACATTGGTATAATAATCACTTTGCTCAAATATATCTATTTCAAATCCATCTACAACTAAAGAATCCACCTTAACGCTAGATTGTGGATTCATTCTAGCCCACATTTTACTGGGTTTTATTGTAGTCTTTTTTTGTTCACCTTTAACCGTTCTTACTAATGTAATATCATGATTTGTTAAATTGATTAATTCCGTCATTCTTCTTCATCTCCATAAGCAATATACATTCCTGTTTGCATACATTTGAGTATAGGATTATATGGGAAACTTGTCGCTACTATTTTTTTACTCATAATTCTCTCACCTTGAATGCCGCTTCTCTAATCGCTTCTCTTGAACTAGCAGTAATACTAGCGGCTAAATCAATATCACACCAACCAAACCCTTTATTACCAACAATACCGTAGAAAGAGGCCATTAATCTTTTAACTGCCATTTGGTTATTATTCCACTTATTGTAATCTTCTTTAGTGGAAGAATTTTTCATGTTAGTTTTATACTGATTCCTTAATGTTTTCAATTCCATAACAGAACGAGGAAGTAATCCTAACTTATCTGTTTTGTAATATAACATCTCATGTTTTTCAACAGGAGAAAAATCTCTTGGTGTTGCTATATTCACAGCAAATTCAGTAGGTTCAATAGATTTAGTTTCCCATGAAATATTACGGGCAATCATCATTGATGGGTATAGACCTGCAAAATCAAATGCCGCCACATTAAGATGTAATCCATTTGTTCCTTCAGATGTTGGGTCATAAATTAATGCCCCTTCATAATCTTTTTCATATTTATTTCCCCCTGTTAACACTTTCCAAGAAGCATTACGAGTAAAATAAATATTAGCCATGTGCGTTGCATGAAAACACGCTTCAAATGGTGCTTTCAATATTCTTTGTAAAGAAATCATTGCTTCTGTTAAGTTATTAGTTTCATCTATCTTTCTAATTAAATCAACATCTATCAAAGCATATTCTAAATAGTTATCTGTATCTTCTAACCATGCTCTCCTAAAGAACTCATTTTTCTCTGGGAACTTTTCACTAACAAGTTTCTTATTGCCTAATATTGTTTCTGAAACATAATCAAGTGATAAGGTTGGTAGTGTTCCTCTTTGAGAATCAATCCATTGTCGCTCAAATGCTAAATCTAAACTAACAACAATCCTACCTTTAATTGGTTGTTCTTTAGGGCCAAAGAAATCTCTTTTGAATTTACTATCTTTAGCATTATATACATAATTAGAAACTTCTAATACAGGAGATAATATTCTCGCATCAATATTGTAAATTGCACACCTTTCTAATAATTTAGGTAAATCGAATCTATTACCAAACCATGCAATTAACATATCTGGGTCTTTTGCGGCACAATAATTTATGAATGTTCTTAATAAGTCTTCTTCATTTGCAGAAGTAATCATTGTTATTTGAGAATCAGTATCAATTATTGGGGTATCTCTCTCATACAAGTCATCAGATGGAAACCAACAATAGATTATGTATTCATCATCATGGGTATCATAACAAACAATACAGGTAATTTTACCATCATGTTCTCCACCCTGTTGCCATTCCATATCCCAATACCACTTACGCATATCATATTCATGATAAGGAACACCATCTTTGAATTTATCAATTGATGCTCTATAGTGATATTGAATATCTGCTTCATATGTTTGAGTATCATAATTTTCAGACATTTCTTTAGAAACAACTTTTATTTCAGATGGATGATTACAAATTACCTTTGTTAGTTTTTCACCTTCTAAGTTATACCAATCGCCTTCTTCATATCGCATAGAATATACTTTACTATTTTTCCATTTATCATTTTTAAATATTTGGTCTGGTTTAAATGCAGACTCTTTGATGTAAAAATAAGGTGGGTTATCTAAGAATGGTATTATCTCAGATTTCCTTTCTTTATTTTCATCTCGCCATGCAAAATATATACCTTTATTTGTATTTGATATTATCATATAATCACTATCTTGGGCTAAATCTTGGGGCTTTTAATAATAATCTATTTGGGCTTACCATTAGTATTGGGAAATCATCTTTCATATAAATAATTACAATTGAATTCAAAAAGTTAGCAAACGGCCCTGCAATAGAAACACCTGCTTCATCTCCTTCCACTTGAATAGTATCAATAGTAACTGTTACTGATTCATTATTATCTGATGGGCTAGTAATACATAGACCATCATCAGAAACATCTAAGTTATATAATCCTGTATTAGTTACATCACAGGTATTAGTTGCATCAACTAATAAAGCAGATTGCACTAATACTTTACATTCAAATGGTGTTTGTTTTTTACCAAATGTAGGCATAGTATCATCAGTAGGCAATTTTATTTCCCTAACCATGTTTATCATGTCAAGATGGGGGTGTAGTAATGTGAGGGGTATTGTAGCGTTTTTGCCACTACAATTAAACCTTACCACATCATCTACTTCTATTGTAACATTTCCCTTAAATGCTTTTAAATATTTAACTGTTTTAGGGATATCAAGAATACAATGCCCCATGTCTATTGACACAACATCATTATTAGTAGGTATAGAATAACAACAGCCAGTTGTAGCGTCTGCGTTATATATTTCAATTCTATTATCTAATACTTCTAATAAAGCATAATCTGATATGCTTTTGTTTTTAGTTGAAATGCCGCTAGGATATTTACCTTTTAATAATACTGCAGTTAATCCGTCTAATAATGTTTTATTATTTATTGATATTTTCATATTTTACCTTCCCGTAATTCGGGAATACCAGACCATTGATTATCTCCATTAGTAGAGAATATAGGCCAAGTAGTTCCAACTAATTTAGAGTTAGTTTTGCTTGCTTCTAATGTAGCACTATATGTTGTTACACCTTTATCTTTTATTTTAACAATATGTAACATTTGATTAAATCTTGCGGGTGTGCTTTTATGCCAATCTGGAACTTCCCCCACCGGAACGGGATTATAGATATCACCATAAATAGGCTTCATGTGCGTAATAAAGAATCTATTAGTTTCTAAATTACAAGCCATATCTAAAATTCTATCATTAATCCTATTTCTAATTTTCCAATCTAACGGGTTAACTTTAATAGAATCAGTTTCAAGAATAATCTGTCCTGTTCTCTTATTTGATTTTGCTAGATGACTTCTCAATAAATCACCTGCACCCTCATATAATTTATCTACTCCATCAAGAATAAAGGCCTTTACCTTTTCACCGGATTCAATCATTTCTTCAACAAAAGTTAGAAATGCTAAAGCATTATTCATTGATTCTTCCCAATTAGTAGAACCATCACGATTAAGTTCAACAGGTTCAAATATAATTATATTCTCATCTTTATTCCAACATGAACTCCATGTTGGTTCAGCACCCTTATCGAAATCTAAGACTGCTATTTTATAGCCTTCTTCTATTTCTGCTTCTGTCCTACAATCTAAGGCTAATCCAGTCTTACCGACTTTAGGATTACCTGTAATAGAACAGCATAAGAAGTGAGAATCCCTTTGATTTCTCTTCTGAACCTGATTCAATATCAGTTGCTTTCTTTGTTCAAATGTTATTTCTTCATCTTTATTTTCACTTGTATTCCAAGACATTTTTATCACCATTGTAATACGGAGGATTATCTTCTGTTATCGCTCCAAATTTATATTTTGACCATTCCGATAGAATAGTATTTAATTTAGTTAAAGTCACTTTAACTCTAATTTCTTTAGAAGAGTCAGTATGTAATTTAAGCCAGTATTGGCCGGTTTCATCATTCATTCTCCATGTAATGAACTCCACCTGCGCAAAACCTACCGCAAAACTATTACCGTGAATTACAGAATTAGTAATGCTAAATGTTATGTAATCACCACCAATCTTCTGACTCAACAATCTCAATAGTCTGTTCGACTATCTTTCCTCGATTCTTTTCAACATAGATACCGAACACATTTATGCTACATGAGCCTAATGTTCCATCATCCATAGTCTGTTGAGAAGTTCTGCCGACTACAACAATATCAGAAGATATACCAAAATCAACATCAATATGTGGAGGAATCCAACAAGTTGTTCCAAAGTATTCATTTGCATCTGGGTCAAAATCAGTGTGTAAATCTGAAATACTTAGCCTCTTGCGCTCTCCATTAAGATTCATATTACCAACATTACCATCAACAAATACGAACTTCTCGTTATAGGGCTTAGATGCATTCATACCATGAACTCGCTCTAAATCTACAATAGGAGCATAGTGGTCTTCACAATACTTCATTAATATTTGCTTCTTATTTACATCTGACATATCCTTATACTCTGCATCTTCTTCAGTAAGAGTATCATTATACACTAATGAATTAAGAGTGGTTTCTTTAACACCATGAATCTTGGAGGAATCTCCACTATTAATGATACATACAAAATGCACCCATTCAAAAGTCTTAGGAACAAATGTTTGACTAGCAGTTCCTTTGTAATTAAAGAAGTATCTTCCGAATACTCCATCAACTTCACCAATAAACACTCCGCCCCGTCTATATTCTTCTTTCGCTAACGGCTTACCATAATTAGCATTAGGCCCACTACTATAACTAGCCATTGAATCAAGAGGAATAATCCATTGATTATCTTCTCTTTCAGAATCCATTGCGCTTTCTGGTAGTGTTTCAACAACCCTTTCCTGCCTTTCTGAATTAAAATATCTAACGATAGTGTATGTTTCATCATCATTCATTGTTGCTAATGCCGCCTTTCCAGACTTAACTGTTGTTTCTGCATCCATCATAAATTCTTTCTTTAGTCTGTCGCGTTGTAGAGCCATCATATCTCTTGATTCTTCAAGATAGATAAACATTCCAAATGCCTTCTTATACCATGAAGCAGTTGTTGTTTGTTGTGGGGTTTCTGGGTCAGTGTTTTTCTGAGCCATTTTTACGCTTGCGAAGTAATGTCTCCACAAATTAAGTATGACCAATGCATCATCATTATTAGATACATCTAAGCCATTTTGATTGCATATTTCAACAATCTTCTCTTTTGCTTCCTCCATGCTCAATCCGAGCATTTCAGCAGAAGCGGCTACTTCTTCATTCAGTCTTTCTATATTTTCATTTTCCATTTTTCTCACCTTTTGTTTTTTACATTGTTTTTCCAATTAACCAACTGCATAATAATTTAGGAGTTGTTGAACGACTACGCCATTCTGCTTCTCCTATAATTTTTAACAATTGGAATTTTTTTGCTTGCGCCATATTAGTATCTAAAACTGCATCATGCAAATTAATACATACTGTGTTCATATCAGTAACTTGATATATTCTTGAGTGTAAATTATCCAGAGCATTCTCATATTTATTCTCTAAAATCATTTTTATTATTTCTGAATAAGGTTCAAGACTTTGTTTTGTTACCTTTGATAATGGGCTATTACTAGAAATTGACGCTTGTAATTCAGTAATTCCCCTACGAATATCACCATGCAGACCCCCTATAAATGCCTCGATATTCTCATTATCGGGTAGTTTATGGTTTTCCTGCTCTAATATCCTCTCTAAAATTAACCTGATGTTTTCATCGGATAATCTTGTAAATTGATAATTAGCACACCTTGACTGCAATGGGTAGATAATTTTAGACCTATCATTACAAGTTAAGATAAATCTACAGTTATCTGCATAGCGTTCCATAATGCGCTTCAATGCATTTTGTGCATCTTTAGTCATACCATCCATTTCATCTAAAAGAATAACCTTAAACGGCACATCGCCTATTTTAGATGTTGATGCTATTTCTTTAATTTGTGTTCTAACAGTTTCTAATTTTCTATCATCTGATGCATTTAACTCAATAAAGTTAGACTGTTTAAAATCACCTAACATTTCATTTGCTAATGCACCTGCGGCGGCAGTTTTACCTGTTCCTGCTACACCAAATAATAACACATTAGGCATACTTTTATTTTCTACCCAATTTTCTGCATCCATAATAAAACCATATTGTCCTATTACTTCACTTAAATAGTAAGGTCTATATTTTTCTGTCCATAGCATTATTCTTCCTCTCCTATATAGAGCCATGTTGAGGTAATATTTTTTCCTGCGTTTGGATTAATCTGTTTATAGTTTGAATCTGATGATAGTATTGCACCCAACTGTTGTTGAGTTGTTTGAGTATATCTATGAAGTCCTACTCCATATTTACTTCGATAATTATTTAAAAAATCTACTGCTTCTTGTGTAGAGAACTCAATTTTAATTTTATGAAACTCTAAAAGTGCTCTTCTTTTATGGTAATGTTTTTCCTTTTTCATTTTTATTCCTCTTATATCTATATATATTGTTATCATTTTCTTTAATCATTAAAACCACCTGTCTAGTGTAACTATTTCTTCTTTAGGAGGTATAACTCTTCTTTTGGTTCTTTCACCCAAACCAAGAATTCGATATTGTTTATTGTTTAATTTAGTTTTTGCGTATGCTTGAAATTCTGAATCTTCTAATAACAATTTTAGCAAATGTTGTTCTTCTGCTCTTAGATTTAATTTCCTACAAATTGTAGGTATTTCAGATTTAACATTTCTTTTAGGCATATTTAGTCTTCCGACTAATTTACCATCATGGGCAAATGCTAATAATTCATTAAAGTAAGAACTATCCCATTGATATTTAACTTTAGAATCAATAAAAATTAATTCTTCTGTTTTGATGTTCTTAGAAAGCCAAGTTAAAAATAGTGATTGTTGGTTACTTTTTAAATTATATTTTAATTTTGTTAATACTTCTTCTCTATTTGAATTCTTACAATAATCCATTAGTAGTTTAAATATATCTAAATCATATAATATAGGAGGGTCGCTTCTAGGCGCAACTTCTTCTATTGTGGAAAAGTCTTCACCAATCGCCCTTTTCAATTTTAACATATTGAATAGAGACTTAGGAACATCTTTTTGATTAGAAGATAATAATGCTACCTTTCCCCTATACTCAGTAAGAGTATTTATGATTAAGTCAGTCTTTGGTTTGTAGTTCGCTTCTTTAATTAAAATGCCCCTACTAATAGGAAGACTGAAATTATCTTCTATATCATATTCATTAGCATATTTAATAATAGGATTATTAGGTAAAAATTCTAGTGCCTTTTCCATACATTTCTTTTCTGACTTACCTACTATTATTATTGGTCTTTCATTATTATTATTAATAAGCCCCATTTAAATACCTCAAATTAAACCTTTAAGTTCTAATATTCTATCTAGACCCTCTGAATCTTGATGGCCTTTTTCTTCATGAACAATATGTCTTGCTTCTTTAAATATATTCCAATTATTATTATGTGGAATATTATCTGGAACAAGATTACATAAACCATATAATGCGGCTTTACCAGTTACAGTAAGAATCGGTCTGGGTCTTGATTTATGTTCTTCCTCTTTGAACTTTGCTATGATATTATGTTGTTTTAATGTTCTTCCTATTGCTAATAAATATTCTTTCTTTCCTCGAAAGTTAACTCTTAATCTAACTCGATAGCCTATACTTGCTGTCAAATCTCTAGAGACATTAATCTCACATTTAGCACCCGATATCAATATTCCTTCTAATTGTTCTTTTGTATACATTATTCATACATCTCCTTAATTTCTTTTGCTTCTGCATTATATTCAGGCCATACGCCCCTGCCTTGATTGGGTGAAAGTTGAAGCCAATACCAATGGCTTGGCATTACTCTTCTTTTACCATCTTCGATTGCATTTAGTTGGGCATTCTGAGCAAGGGTTCTAACTAGACCCTCAATAACATCTGCCGCCCAATAAATTAAATCATTAGACACTGATAGTTCGTCTATTTCCTCTTTAATCATCTTAGATATATGTAAAACCTTTACCCTGCGTTTAGGAGTCTTTGGCTTGGTTGGAACGATAATTTGTCCTTTTTCATCAAAATAAGGACACAATTCCACGCGATACTTTCTCATCCTACCCCTACTTTCCTCAGACACCTTCTTCAAATGTGCGAAGCCATCTTCGATTTTTATACACTGATACGGCCAATTTTCTATTATCGTCATTTTACCTACTTCAATCATTATATCATCTCCATAACAGAGGTTAGGGTATCTATCTCTTTAGGGAACTTATCTTCTCGGACTCTTTTTACTCTCGGAAATCTTAGCCCGTAATTACCTTGCTCATCTTGACTTACCAAATCAGCCGAAACTTCTAATACTATTCTAGGTAAGAAATGAAATGTATCTCCTTCATATGAATCAACATTCCTTTTAAGATTAGTAGTTAATGAAAACAATTGTGCCTCTGATAGCCCTGTTCCGACAGAACCTACCGATACATAATCATCTCCGTCTAATACAGAAATTCCTAATGTTCCAAATACACCGCTTCTTTTGCCTTCACCATATTTTCCAGAAGTAATAACCACATCAAGAGATACTCTAGGAGGTTTATGTTTTAACCATCCTTTGCTTCTCTTTCCAGATTGATAGGCCATATTACCATCTTTAATCATTATACCTTCAAAGCCTAAATTAATTGCAGTTTGATATGCACTTTCTTCAGTAAAATCTCCATCTTTACCAAACACATAAGTTTGATATTCTTCGGGAACATTTTGTTGTAAAGTTTCCATTCTTACGCTTTGTGGCATTTCTAATAACGATACACCATTTAAAGATAATAAATCAAATGCCGCCAATTTTACAGGGCATTGTTGAACAGCCTCTTCTTTGTTTAATTTATGAACTCTTTTTGCCATTAACTTATGTTCAGCAGGAGAACCATCAAAATTAATAGGATAGATTTCTGTGTCTAAAATTACATTTGTAGGTTCAAAATCTCTAACTATATTAACAATATCTGGAAATTGATTAGTTACAATATTACCTTTTCGATTAAAGATAATAACAGATACTGCATTAGCAACCCATGACTTATGTATCTGATATCTATTACCATCATACTTAATATCAATTATAGGATTTTTAACTCTATCTCTTGGTTTCTTTGCTTTAGCCAACATTGGTTTAACAAACTGTCCGTGAACTAATTTACACTCTGGAACTTTTCCAGCATCTAAATCAGAACAAATCTTACTGGCTGTATTATATTTATGGTATTCCATAACTTTAGAATCACTATAATACTTTGCTAAGACCTTTAGTGGTATCTTATTATTGACACCATTTCTAGGCTTTCTAAGCCAATACCTAACAAACCATTTCTTTTCTAAAGCACTCATTTTATTTAATGCTTCACTAAACCTAACATAGGATTGGCTTGATTGCGATGCGCAATCCATTTCAAGCAATGATATAAATTCTGAAATAGCAATACCAGAAGATTCGTTTTCACCTTCATACATTACATATAGAGCCTCGCCCATATCTCCCCAACAATTTATTTCATATTCTATTTCTTCTTCAAATAAACCCAATGCGTCAGAAACCCACTTTACAGATTTCTTAGAACCCATATTATTGTTAGCATATTCTAAAGATAGAATTTTAATTATAGATGGCTTATCTTCAAAAGAAGAAAGATTCTCTGAAATTATTTTAACTGTTTCTGTTGGGGTCTTATCTTCAACGATTTGACAAATATTAGAAATCTGTTGAAGACTCATCTTTACCACCATTATAAAATAAACTAATTATTGCTCTTTGAGCGTGATGCTTTTTTAACTTCTTATCATCAGAATTTTTAAATTCTCTGATTGTCATATTAATAACTTCCTCTAATCTATGCGCCATATACTTTTCTATTTCTACATAGGTATCGGAATTAACATATGTTCCTCTTTCTAGATTATTCTTCATTTCTTTCTTCAATGTTCTCATAGATATTATCATTTAAAATCCTCTTTAACGCTTGAAGGACTTTCTGTCCTTCTTCTTTATTGAAACGCACACCTTTTCTAGTATGCTTTCCATTTTCATACCATCTAATATCAATTATAGGTATGTTCCAAAATTCCGCTTCAACAACCATTAGTTCAGTTGTAGCGTTTCTTGGTATTCTTAATACAATTCTTTCATTCTTCAATCCAACCACTCCTAAACATCTGTAATTCTTTGTAGGCTTTAAAATATCTCGGGTTTTCTAATTCGTCTATTCTATTGACTACCCAAACCACACCGCCTATACTACTTATTCTAACAATTTCATATTGACCGTTGCTAACATCAACTACTTCTTCTGTTTCTATTTCTGGTATTAACCCATACTTCTTAGAAAGAGACTGAGCAACCTCACGCATATTTTCTGCAACATATTTAATTATTAAAGCCCTTTGTATTGGAACTTTAGCATCTACAGTAATATGTAATTTTCCTGTTCTTTTACAAACTAGACAACCCGTTCCTTTATTAGTTTGCTCATCCATACAAATTGGACAAGGAACTTCTGCAGGAAGTGGGGCAGGAAATCTTATTGTTACTGTAGGTTTCATCTCCCATTCCATACCCTGTATGTAACTGTATAATTAACACTAATATCAAAAGGGAAAGTCGGAATATATAGGGTAGCATTGCCTAAATCAGGCGCATAACCAGTATTCCACATAAAGCCGTCTTGAACTAAATAACCGCCAACATTAAAACTGTAGTTATTGAATATTACTGTATTATCAATAATCTCAAAACTAAGATGAGTTGCAGTATAATTTACTTTCATCACTTCTAACCAACCATAAGTTGAATTAGTATCAAACCATATTACAGGATTAGGAACTGCTACTTCTATTGTAGTAGTTTCATTAGTAGTAGTATTATTTTCCCCCACTACTTCAGTAATTACTTCAACTGTTGTTGTTGCATTAATCATAATTGTAAATTCTCCAACTTCTGTTACCCACTCAGGTTCAGTTATTTCACTATCATCAAACCAAGCGTCTGGTTCGGGAATTGCATCTGCACACCCCGCCATAAAACTACATACTATCAATAACGCTATCATTTTCTTTTTATTTATTTTATTCATCATATCCACCTTCTTTTATACTTTGTTGCCACTCTATTATTTTCTGTTGCATTGCTTCTATATCATTTTCCATTCCGGCATCACTAATTTGTTTACCTATATCAAATAATACATTAACAAACTCTTCAACTCCAAGCCCCATACTTTCGGCCATCTCTTGAATTTCAATCCAGCGTTCATGAGTTAAAAGTATTGCTATTTCATCATTCATGATGTTCCTCTTCCTTATAGAAATCTAATAATTTTACTTGTAAATCATCCTCAAAATAATTTGAGCGCATAAGTTCAAGTATTAAATAATCATCAAAAGAATAAAACGCAGGAAGAAATCCGTTGGCTTTAGCCTTCTTGAAATATTCAACCATTGATTCTCTGTTTTTTACCATATCATCATACATACTCATTCTTCCTCATCCTCTCTAATTGAATTATAACAGAGATTGGTTATAATATTGTTTAACCACTCTTCGTCATTTACATTATAAGACATAAGCAACTCTAATATTTGAGCCATGCCTTCATCAATGCCTTTTTTCTTAATTACTGTTCTTACTGTTTCATTTGTATTCATTCTTCTTCATCCCCATAACGCTCTCTATCCATAAGTTCACCTGTGCTTCTTGCAATCCTAATATCATAACCAGTTGCGATATTACGACAAACAGACCATATTTTTTCCCAAAGCCTATCTTCGGTCATGGGAGGGTTTATTTTCTGGCTTTTGCTTATCAGGGTATCAACTATGTATAAATCTTCAGTATAACCTAAAAGAATCAGTGCTTCTCTTAGAGATTCTATCTTTTTCTTGTTTAATTCTATACTCATTCTTCTTCCCCCGTAAAGAACAATACATCTTTAGTTTCCCCATCTTCATCAAAGTATACTTTCTTACCCATATCCTCAGATATCTTATATGCGTAATATTGTAAATTACCCAACACAACAGCATATTCCATTTCTGTATTCCAAGTATTAATAGTTCCCCAATCGGTGCTACTAAAATATGCTTCACCAAAAGGATGAGTATGAATCCAGCACTTAATAGGTAAGCACATTTTTTGTTCATTTAATTCTTCTTCATGATTCATAAACGATACAAAGGAAGGAGTGCCACTACTAATAAATATATTATCGTTTTTATCAATAACAACCTGCACTTCCATACCTTCTAAATCTTCACTAGAAGCCTTCCAAATAGAAGCAAGGAATAGTTCAGCATCAGCATTGGGAAAATCCCATTTAGCATCTCCTTTAACCATATCCCAATAGTCTCTAATTTCATCTTTCCATTTATTTTCCATACGATTAACTCCAATCAATGTAATTCCCCTCTGTTAATAGCCAAAGAAATACTACTGATGCGACTCCTAATAATAGCCACTTAAAAGTTATTCCTTCTTTTTCAATAGGTAAATCTGCCGCATTTAAATATTCAACTACTGCTTCCGTATCTAAATCATCCATTTTTGGTTTTGTATATTCTTGTATACTGTCAGAAATCTCTGCTTTAATAAGTTGCCGCCTTTTAGAAGAGATAGCACCTTTAGTTCTTTTTGTGCCTTCAAACCTTTCAAGGGTTTCTTTTAATGTGCAACCGTCAGCCACACATTTTTTCATTATTGTTAATTCATCATCTGTCCATCTTAAATTATATTTTGCCATATTTAATCACCTTCATAGTATGCAACCGTTGTTGCATCTAAAGTGGTCTGGGTTATGTTTTGTTGACCCAAACCAAATTACTTTTCCATCACACTTAGGACAATTATCTTCAAGTTTTAAATCCTTGTAAATTACCCTGTTGTGTTCTTTCATTATTTTTCTCATCATTTCAACATCTACAGTAGACATTTCTTTTTTAGAATATCTTACTCCCTTATCTGGTTTTCTTATATTCTTATCATTAGGGTGTCTTTTCTGATGTTCTGTTTGTCTGTCTGTTATTTTTATTTTTTCATTCATATGCTCACCATCATGTATTCTGTTACCTTATCCCCATTAAGATGCCTATGTGTCCATTGCGCTCCCATGCCCGCAATAATAGTATGTGTTAAATTAACACCCTTTGCTTTTCCTGCCCAATCTCCTGCTTGACATGAATAAGAACCATCTGGGCCTTCTAATAATGTGTCTGCCATTTTATTATTTATTTTGAAAGAGATTAATGCGCCGTTTCTGCCTTGCGCTCGCAAATCTAACCACTCTATCCTACCAAGCCTACCATGATTAGACATATAAATCAACCGTCTAACAGTTAAATTGTCAGCGCAACAAATAACCAAATCATACCCTTGAATCTGATTTACTGTTAATACAGGATATGGTTCTCCTTTGACGCTTTTATACCTATCCTCTAAAGTAATTGCCTTATTCCCCCCTATATCATTTTCATTATAATTTTGATATAATAAATTTTTCTTTTCAACAGTATCGTTATCATAAACAGTAATGTTATAGCATTCTAATCTATCTAATAGTGGAATTAAATAACTACCTATTCCACCTGCTCCTATTATTAATATTTTCTTTTTCATTTTGATTGCTCCTTTACCCATTGTGCTAAACTTTTATATCTATTATTTATTTCGTCTATTTCTAATCCATAATCTTCTAATAAGCGAATTGACTCCATCGCATCATTTGTTGGTATTACCGAAGTATTCTTTTTTATAATCTCCATAATAGACATAATAAATAGTTTACTAACTTGTTGTGCTTGTGTTGCTAAATCAAACATTTCCACTATTACCATTTCTATCTTTTGTTTTTCATTCATTTTAATTACCTCATTAACTCATTAAGGGTCATATAATCTAAATTAGACTTCTTTATGTTAAGTAACTCTAATATTATTTTAACATGATTTCTTAGGCCCACTTCTGATACCTTAGTAATTTCACTTATTCTTTCTTGGGTATAGTGTTCTCTCCTAACTAGAGATACTATATAGAAAGACGCGGCTAATGTAGCCCGACTAAACCTTTTATTTACTAAATAATATTTTTGTTCCATATATTTAGAAAATGTTTGAACATCTCCAATATATTCTGGAGAAGGATTAATTAGATTTGAGGCCGCTTTTTCAACCATGCCATTTGTGTTTATATTACTAAACACATATGGCTTCTTTAAGACACTACCTAATCTTTTAGCAAACCTTAACATATGTTTTACTTCAACACCTGTTAATTTTGCGTGTTCTTGGGGAGAAACAGCAAGGTTTAGTTCTTTTAATATAAAATATGTTAATCCTGCCGCCCGTATTTCCATAGAAACAGTTGCTACTTTTTGTTTAGCAACAAAAGATTTATAGTATTTAGTTATTCTTTTCCTTATGTCTGGGCTTATACTATATTTAGTTAAATACGCATTTGATAATCTTACCATTCTAACATAATAAATAGAATTTTGTTGACCATATTTCTGCGCTCTAAAAAGAGTAAATCCCTTTCTTCCATATTTAGCCGCATCAGAAGATTTTATCGTGCTACCTAATTCCGACCCCGTTATCTCATGGTCTAAAGAATAAGTTGTTTCTTCTAACAACTGATGAACTAACACTAACCCACAAGCATTACAAACTATTTCTCCTAATCTTTCTTCATATTCTATATCTTTGCTATTACATTCAAAACAATTTTCCATTATCTATCCCTCCATTGGGCGCTTTATTGAATCATATACTGAACCATATTTTACTAAGTTTGTTATTATTTGGTCTGAGACTCTTAGACATCTATCCCTTAAATAGGGTGCTAGTGTTTTAATATACTTACCCGTTAATTCATCGTTCATTAAGGCTAATGCCCTTGAAGCCATTTGGTCACCTTCACTCGAATTACCGTGTAAAGTATCTATACATACAGGGCCAGTCATAGCAAAAATAACAATTGGGTTTCTTTTTCCTAATTTAAAGACAGATAAAGGTGTATATTTTCTAGGTGTATTTATCCACCCATCTAATGAGTTGGGTGAATCTAAATTATTATTCCCTTCAATAAATACTTTTTCTATCTTATATGCATTTACCTTTTGATGCATAGTTCGACTGTTATTTGGAATTAATAACCAATCACATAAATCTCCTTTAACGAATAAAGAATTAGAAGATATAACTTTTCCATTTCTACCTTGTGCTATGCTCTCAAATTTATAGATTTTATTAGGGTGTTCCTTAGTTAAATCTACAAGTAATTGTTGCGCTCTTTCTTCAATCCTATCTTGAGTTCTATTTTGTTGGAGGAAAGAATACATTAGATTCATTTGAGAATATGAAGGCATACTTCCAAATAAAGCACACCACAAGTTTTCAGGCATTAAGGCCCATTTCTTTGAACGCTGTTTATCAAACTTATGATAATTGATAAACTGATTTAAGTCCTTAATTTTAATTGTTGCCCATATGTTTTCAGAAATTTCTAATGCACATTCTGTTTCTGAAATGATTTGTGTGTTTAATGTGACAGAATACTTCTTACCCCTTACAGAATTAGTTTGCATATGGTCTGGGCGAACATCCCAAAAAGAATAGGGCGTTCTGTTTTCTATACAATACATTACATTGGGAGGAACAACAATTAGTTGATTTAAGTATTTATACAAATCTGCGCTATTTCTAGTAAAGCAGGTTTTATATATTAATTTTGATATAATTGTCATTATGTCTGCTTTATTTAATTTAATTCCATTAATATGAAATTGAGACTTTGTCTTTTGATAAACTATTGTAAAATTACCATCTTTAAATTTCCAAGTAAATACGCTTATGATATTTTTAGGTTTAGGTGGTTCTTCGTAAGCATATCTATAATTAACTCGTTGATAATTCCTACCTCTTCTTTTTATAAGAAGTTGAGTTTCAATAATTCCCTGTAAAGAATGAATAACTGGGTCAATTGATTTTGCATCTGTCATTCTCGGAGAACAACGCAAAACAACTTCACCAAATTGATTCATTTGCCCATAATTCCCACGCTTACGCGGAGGGGAATTTGTGCGGAATAAAAAACTTGTTTCGTAACTGTCTGAACTATCATCTGGAGATGATATTTGTATTTTTATTTTCATATTTATCACCTATATTATTGGTTTCTTTGTATACTTTAAATTTTACTAACTCGTCTAAATAATTAAATGCGCTATCTTTTGATAAATCAAGTATAGACATAAAACTTCTCACTAAGAAGTGAGTAAAAACTGCATTTGACATTTTATCTTCCTTAAGCAATTTATATCTTCTATTAATAGAAGCCTTCACCTTGATATTATCAAAGGAATCATAAACCTCTGATTCAATTTTTAATAGGGTTGCCTTTGTATATTTTTTATATTTCACACTGTCCACCTGCACAAGCAATTTCGCCTGTAAAATCTGTGAAGTCATCATCTTCAGTGATAACTGTAAAATCTAATTCAGGAAATCTATTTTCCATATCTAAATATGTTTCCTTATCAATTGCTTCGTGAGGTGATTGACTATATGAACCCCCGTCAAAGGGGAATACGGATAATCCATTGTAATAATGCCGATTCATCCACATCCATTCTCCAACTCCATCCCATTCACTATCACGGACATTAATTGTCGCAGATACATTATGTGTATTTGTTCCTTTTCTATGTCCTCGCTGAACCCAACGAATAGAAAATCTCTTAACTCTATTTAGAATATCTAATGCAGATTCACTTCGGGTTATTGGTTTAAATTCCCCTTCTCCTTTTGGAGATTTAACGGGAATTGAAAATACCGCATCATTGATATTATCGTAATCGTCTTCAATAAACTCTGGAGCATTCTTTAATAGGAATTTATACACAGGTTCTAATTTAGAAATCCTTACTCTGCGAATGTAATACTCAGACCACCAAGCATGAATTCCTGATGATGTTCCTAAAACCAGACTTGTTGTTCCTGATGGTTTAATACAAGTTGTTCTAGCGGCCTCATTTATTCCAATTAATTTAGCCACTCTAGAATTTTCTAACTTTACTTGTTCTGCGGCGTGTTCAATATCCATCATCATTACCTTATTACTCGCTATTCCGGTCATTGACACACCAATTAGTGCTTCTTTTTCAGTGGTTTTCGACCAAATTTCACGCAAATAATGAAAATCTGTGTAGGCGGCTTGCATTGTTCCTAAGAAACTCGCCGCTTTTACTCTCTCTTCAAAATCCTCTTGAGAAATAATGTCAGAAACATTCACCTCACATAAATTACAAAACTGAAAAGCCCGTAATCCTATCTCACAACAAGGGTTTGTTCCCCATTCTTTATCATTAGAAAGATAAATTCCGGGTTCTCCTTGACCACCTTTTTTTATTCTATTCCATAATTCATGGAAAAATGGTTTTGTTATTCGGTGTCTTAAAATTACTGCAGAGTTATTTGCCCTTGCTCTATAAGGTGCTTTTTCAAACCATGAACCAGATTTAGCAGTAACCATTGCCATATCATCTACACTAAATAAAGAAATCATTGCAGACCTTCTAATTCCCCCAGATATAACAGCATCACCAATATGACACATCATATCATGACACTCTATTGGAGATAGTTGCACTCCATCTTCCTTTTCTAGAAGCATATTCTCTATTTTAACTAAACACTCCCTTAATGGTGCAGGTCCGGGTGCTTTACCACCACTAGTTTTTAATCTAGAACCTTTTGGCCTAATATCACCATAATCAAATCTTGGGGTTGATGTTCTTTTGCCTGTATATGACTCGAATAATACTTTAACTGCATCTGCCCACCCTTCGATGGAATCGTTAATTAAAATTCTCCTATATTTGGTAGACTTTGGTTTTAATATCTCTGGTAAATTATTAACATGATGTTTTTGAACAGAAAAACCTACGCCTGTTCCACCCAACGATAAGAACATTGATTCTGAAAACGCATCAATTGAATCAATAGGCAAATAAGCACAATTATACAATCTATTAGGAGATAATTCTATTGGCTTACCTGCAAATTGCATTGAACGCATTGAAGGCAATACCTTCATCGGTATAACAAAATTCTCATATGTCTCTCTAATTTCATTACAAAATTCCTCTCCTAAATGTTTAAATTTCTTTAAATGCATTTCCATGTTTCTAAAGCACATTTCTTCCCATGTTTCTCTTCTATTTTCTTCTTCTATCCACTTAGAATATTTAGTAAATTTGACTAAATCTCCTAATGCCTTGATTCCTTTCTCCATTATTTAACACCTTAATTTTTTTCTGTGTCTTAGTTCTTTTAAAGAACTAAATGAATGAACATATTGTCCATTTCTCATTATTGTCCATTCCTTTTCAATGGTGAAATTCCATTCTGGGAATGTTTCTATTATTTTTATTCCGTATTCTCCGATTATTTCTTGAACATCATTATATTCTTTACCTTGATATTCAAACTGACTTTCACCATCGCAAATAATGACTGCTTTTTTACTAACGGCCAATACATGACCATTAGGATAAAAGTCTGGTTTAACTATTGTTACTAATTCTTCATTAGTAGTATAGTTTTTTGATTCTGAATGTGACCAACCAAAAGCATTTAAAACTACTCCTATTGTATTGATTGGTATAAAATTATTATTATCTAATAGCAACGCTATCCCCCCAAAAAAGAAAGGAGGGAACATAGGGCTATGCCCCCAACCTTTCAATTTAATTTGTTTATTGTCCACCGACAATAGCCTGAGTTAGTGTAACTACTTCTACATCATCCCAAGAAACTTGTGTAATTTCTTGACGAGAAACCATTTCACCATCTAAGAATACCCAATGTGTAGGGTGTTCATTAATTTGGTCTATGACTTCTTTCTGTGTTACTTCTAATTCAGTGTGTCCTGTTTCATTTAATATTTTTAGTTTCATATTATTGCACCTCGTTTTGCTGTTGTAATTCTTGTTCTAATCCAAGTAAACGCCCTGTTAGCACATTCATTGTTTTCTCATAATGAGCACACAATGCTTTATGTGCATTTACTTGACTAACCAAATCATTAACTATAGATTGAGCATTCATCAACTGTCCGTTCATTTCTGCTACTAATTCTTCTAGTTCGGCCTTAGTTAGTTTAGGCTTTTCGTTTTCAGTGTTGTCTGTTTTCTTTTGTTTTACCATTTTACTCATCTCCAAATAATCCAATAGGCCATAATGTTGATACAACAACTACACCTACTGCAAATCTTGCTAAGTTTCCTAATTTGCTCATATTAATCCTCCCTTTCTTTTAATAAATTATCAATTTCATTTGATGCTTGTCTTTTAGATAGTTTTGATATATCGCCATCAAATCCTAACTTTAATAAGAATGCACATTGCTTATCTGTTGCACTAACAAAATCTCTTTCGCTATTGATAATTTTCTCAAGGGTAGCAACTTGCGCCGTTGTAGGCTCTCTGTCGCTAAGAATCCAACTCCGAACCGACCTTAAGAACTTTCGTTCCCAATCATTAGAAGCACTTTCTTCACTAAAAGGCAATAAACCATACCTTTTACAATTCTCTGTAAATTCAGCATCTTCAGTATCAGCCCTCATATTTTCAGCCAATACGCGGTTTTCGGCTATTCTTCTTTGGTTAGCCACATTTTGCTCTTTAAGTAAAGCAACCTGCTTTTGAACCTCAATGACTCTATCTTGATATTCCTTATCTTCTGCTTCGGTTTTGTCTTTATGTTGTTGAAGAAGTGCAAAGAATAAACTCAAATCATTCATTAGTTTCTCAGTAGGATAACCTCTTGAATGAATTTGTGCTTTAGGGTTATCAGGATGATTCCATCTCCAAACAATTGAACCCATTTTATATAACGCACTCCCATATTGGCCAGAACTAGTTTTTCTAATTACTGTTTTAGGAACATATTTTTTAACTTTAGGGTCATAATAATTTCCCTTTGTCCTAACATTAACTCTCAAATCTAAGTCTTTAATTTCATTAAACATTGATTCAAATCGCTCGCCGTTATTATTCCACCAAGCATTTTTCTTCATAGTGGCAACATTAACTTTAACCCATTCTTCAATCATTTCTTCAGTGATTGCTTCTCTGGAAATATTCTGCTCTTCTTCAATAGCCCTAATAATCAAATATGAGTTTATGTGGTCTGAACCCACACACTCTCTAATATGATTTTCAGTATTATGAATTTCAAAATGATATACAATATTATGTGTGCATAAACATTGGTCAGGGTGTTCCATAGCCCAATGTGGGCGTTCTTCTCCACAACCTCTCCACCAAACATTACCTGTTGCTACCCATTCATGTTTAGCCTCATCGTAATCATCTGATACAGATAATTCTGTCATTTTTCTTTTTAGGATTTTATCCCATCTACCATTTCCTAATTCTCTTTTCCATTCTTCATCCATTTCTATTCCTCTTTCTACATTGTGAACATGACCTAGCATTTCGTGCTAAACCATATCCACAAACTTTACAATTTCGTTTGGCCATTATTCCAACCTCTCAAATGCTCTTGTTTCTTTTAAGGTAGCCAATAAAAGTTCATCTATTTTCTCATAAATTACAGGAGATAATCCACCGATTGTTTTCCTATGAATTGCTAACCAAGTCTTATGGTTTTCATTTATCATAACCTTAATCTCATCATTTTCATCCATTGTGATTACAATTGGCGGTAATTCTTCATCTCTAACTATTCTTAATTCAATTTCTTTCTTTGGTAGTTCCATCATTTACATCACTATTCCATTACATCTTGTGCAGATTATATTGCCTCGCTTTGAGCGAATTGTTATAACCTTCTCCAAACAAGTTTTACATACTATTTTATTCATTCCTCTTCCTCCATTTTTTTACATATCCTACAATGAGATTCTCCATTGACTCTACCATGAGCAATAGGGTTTTTGCAGTTACCATAGGGTTTTATGTTCATTCTTGTTCCCCCTTCTTCTGCTTATCCCAGTATTTCTGCTCGTAATACAATTCGATTACTCCTTCAACTGTTAAACACAATCCGGCCAAAGCCCAAAAGAAATCAGAATCAATATTGGTATAGCCCAACACATTACCCATTGGTATAATTGTCAGTGCTAAACCAGTTACCACAATCCATTCATATCTCATAAGCATATGTCTAAAGTCTTTGTAATCTACTTGACCATCATTATTTATATCTAATATGCCTTTCATTTTACTCACCTCTATCCCAATTATCTATTATCGTTTTATTTTCTTCATCTGAATCTAAAGTATCTAATACTTCTGGCTCTTCTAATGATTCTTGAAACTCAAACCTTTCTTTTACATTAAATGTAAATTCGCCTGATTCTTTTAGCATTTTATGGACTCTAAAAGTTAATATTATTCTGAATAATATTCCTAGTTTATATTCAATAATCATTCCTAATAATACTATTGCAGATACTATTGCTATATCATACTGCATATTTCCATGCCTCTTTCCATGCTTTCATAAAAGAATCTTTATCGTCTTTACTCATTTGTCCAGTGAATATAGTTCCACTAACTAAATGTATAGCAATCTTAAAAGTTTCTTTTGTTAATATACCACCAGAACCTTCTGTTGTTACTGCTGATATATCACTTAATCTAATTGTTGTTAAGCCACTGTCTGTCTTCATTTCATAATATTCTTTACTCATCATTCTTCTTCACCTTTCATTTTTTCCACTAATGATTTGAGTTTAATGTATTCTTTGTAGGTCGCTTCATCATCCACCGCTATTAAATCCAACGCTTCTTCTGTGTTACCAACAATATTCGTCATATTGTTCAATCTATTTATTTGCCTTCGCACTGCGATGGCTACATATTCCATTACACTAATATCATCTTCTTTCACAAATCTCATCATGGTTTCTTGCGTTTCTTTATCCAATCCCCACTCAGCAGTTATTATTGAATTACAATCGTAACATAAATACTCACCGTAATAAATATTTTTTCTATCTTCATATAAATTAATATTTGTTGACTCACCGCATCTAATACATTTATTCATTTTTCTTTCACCTCTACATCTATAATTTCAATAACATCTAATATCTGTTGGTTAATACCTTCAAATACTGCCGCTATTGCAGTCATTGCATCTTCTAAAATTACCCGTTGAACATTACTTGCTAACATAGGTAATTCCTCATATGCTTCTATCATTCTATTAAAATGGAATTTTACTTCCTCGAATTTCTTAATTGTTTCTTCACTCATTCTTCATCTCTCCATTCTTTTAAATAATCAATAATCGCATTAGCACCTGAAATAATCTTTTCACTTTCTGTGTCAATTAAAGTTGGAACACTTTTAATCTCTAGTGGAATAGTTTCATTCGGATTATCAATATCTACAAAATGAACCTTATCCAAATCGCCATTAGTGTGAACTAACCATGCTTTTATTTGTTTACATGGCCCACACCATGTAGCCGTATAAATTGTCAAACTCATTTTTTATCCCTCTTTTGTTTTTTCTTTGCGTAATACTTGCGGTCATACGCCGCTTTCTTCTCACGATTCTTTTCGCTATACTTGAGTTTTCTCGATTTTCTCCTCTCATGCGCACATTCATCACAGAATATTTTTTGAGGAGTATATTTGAAAAATGTATCGCAGGTTTCACATATTGAGAGTTCTTTCTTCATGATTTTATCATATAACTCCTTAAATACTTCATAATGTGTATTTTTCATTTCTTCAACTCTTCTTTAATCCTTCGAACCATTTTTCTATTGAGCAATCGCAGGGAATTGGTTCAAATTCCCCTAATGAAATTTGTTTCATGATTACTCCTTTAATACATTTCTTACATTTCATTTGCAAGCCTCGCATTTTCTTGTCCTATCATGACCCCAATGAACTTTTACTCCACACCATCTACATAATGTTTTATTCTTCATATTCCAAACTCCTTTTTCATTCTATAAGGGAGAACTTTTGCTAAATTACAATTATCACAACATCTTCCTATTGTGAATGGTGCGGCATTATTTCCATAACCCTCATATTTCTTTTTACATATTACACATATCTTTATCATATTTATTCCTCTTGAATTGGTAGGTCTGGCAGGATTTGAACCCGCGACCAACGGGTTAAAAGCCCGTTGCGCTACCTGACTGCGCCACAGACCTTTAACTTAATTTTTCAATTTTATTCTCTAATTCAGCAATACGCTTTTCATAACCAATATTACGATTATTAATAATATTTATTTGATTAGCGAATCTATTAATTACTTCTGCCTTTAATGAAAATGAATCTAACTTATCATTTATTTTATCATCAATTTCTTTCTTTAATGTCCTAAAGTCTGACATAGAATTAGAATGTGCTGTTTTTGTTTGCTTAATATAAGCACTATGAACTTTACTCATTTCGTCATAAAATTCATCTACTTGCACTTTATACTCAGCAAAATCTAAACTTAGTTCTGGCGCACTACGAATAAGGTCTTCTAATGATGTTGGTGCTAGTGAACCTTGCCATTCTCCTTCAGTAATTTCATCTATTCTTTTTGATAGTTCTTCTCTTTCGTGAATGCCCTCTAACAATTTAACTTGAATGTCAGGTAAGGTATCATCTTTAAAATCTTGAACAAATTTTCTTAAGTCTATTTTTTGTTGACTTAAAGTTGCACTTGCCGCACGAAGGTTTCCTCGATTAGCACTATGATGTTCGTGTTCTGGACATCTATATTTTTTCCAAGTATTACTCGGAACAGTAAATGTTTTTTTACATCTAAATCCGTTTTCTAATTGATAATTACATTCTCTTGTTGGCATATTTCTTCCTCATTTTTTATTCCCTTCTTTTTCATTATGTTTAACTTTGACGAGTGATATTGTTTGTCTTAGGTAAGACTACATACTTGCGTTTCCTTATATAGGTTACTTTAACTTTTAATTATTGAACAGGGTTAACGCCTGTTTTGAATAGGTAATGTGGGCTTCTCACCCAACTTGATAGGTTTTCTCCACCATTCCCTATTAAATGAAAGTAGGCTGCTATACGGGCCTTTGGAGTTTAATGGTTGCGAGAGGGAGATTTGAACTCCCGAAGCACTACGCACAGAATCTTAAGTCCTGCCCCTTTGACCAAACTTGGGTATCTCGCATTATTAATCGGATAGAGAAAGATAGGAACTTGAGTAATCCCCTTACCATTTATATGATTATGCCTAACAAAATATGAAGTAATTTATCTTTTTTATTTGGTAAACTCTACCCAGTATACCCGCGTGGAAATTAATCCCGTGTGGTATTTTGAGTGTAATGTGGAAAAATGCATTGGAGAAGAAAGGCCCAATTATCTAATTAAAGAAGGAGTTTGCATTTATTACTTGATAAAACCACTAAAGTGTGATGTAGGAAGATTCCGGTTCTATGCCCGTATCTGGGTTAGAGGATTGAGATTTTCTAATAAACCTAGAGTCGCCATACCATACCATAGTAACCGCTTTACATTGGAACTTTGATAGGGATTAGTAAAGTCTTCACCTTCATACTCCTTAGTTGCCTAAGAACGATTGGCCTTCGTTTTTCCTCTTTTTTATATCTTTGAATCTTTTTATGTTTGATAAACCTACTATTCCACATAGTTGCCCCTAAATCTGTTTAAAAATTTCTTTAAAAACGCCATAGTTGCGTCTTGGCCACTCTAAGACCATGTGAATGTTACTTATCCATTTGAATCTTTAATAAGATTAAATATCCGATTAAATCATCAACTATATCTTCATCAGGTTCTAAGGAATCATCGCCCCTAATTAACCTGCTAATCTTATCATCAATTCTAACTTTGATTTGCTCACTAGTATCAGCCTTTGAGAAAATTCTTACAGGTTCTGATACTGAATTACCATATTGTTTATTCTTTGATAATAATAGGTCGCAAATATATTGACATTGTTCTACAATATCTTGAGAAACCTTATTCAATTGATTACCTTCGTTATCTACAACTGTAGGATTACTTTGTTTAAATGATGTTTTTACCTCAGTATTTTGAATTTCTGGTTTCATTAGATTGTAAAGGAATGGATTATTCTTTTCATCTAAATTTACATCAGGTGGTGTTTCTTTAAGCATTTCTTTTACATCTGCTATAACCTGTTCAGATTTTTCTTTTAAAGTATCTACATTTCCAATTGGAACTGTTGAATATAGACCATGAAACATCATTGCCCTCTTTTCTATTGTTGATGCAGGTAATGCCCTTACTTCCTTAGCGTTCCTTTCTCTTATGTCATTCCCAACTAATTTATTACCCTTCTTAAGATTAGCAATTTTAGACGCTACTTGAGCATAAGTTCTATTAAGAGCCGCCATCATGTGTTTTCGGGGTATTCCAGTATTGAACATACCAATAAGTGCTTGAGTTTCAGACATAGACCATTGACCTCTTGTTGGTTTAACTGGGTCATTTTGTTTATATTTCAATTGATAATATTGTCTTGATAAATCTGAAATAGTAATCAGATATCCTTCTGTATATGTGTAAAACATATCATCTCTAATAGCAGCCCAAGAACTACCTTTGGCTTTTCGCTGTTGAATACTCTTAAATTCTTCTAATGTTAATTTATATTTTTTGTCTGTCATTTTAGCCATCTCGACTTTTCTGCTATCTTTCCAATCGGTTAGAAACTTCATTTTGTTATACATATTATGGTATATGTGATTCATATTGAGCATGATTCTCGTCTATTCCACTATTCCGACTTTTCCAGCCCACCCCATAGAGAATAGGGAGAGAGAGAAGGGAGAGAGAAGGAGGGGTATATAGTATTGTAATAATTGGAAATTAGAATAATGATTATATTGTATAAGATATCTTTTATATGTGGTTCATTTTGCTTCACTTTATCTTTTCCAACGATACTGGAAAACTGGAAGTGTTGCATATTGACCCACATTTGATTGTTCTTATAGTATAATATATAGGATATACAATATAGGATATTGGTATACATATTAATATCTTATAGATATTCATCTGTTAATGAAGGTGTTAGAAATACCTGTTAATTTGGAAGAGAAATTTAGAAACATAATTAAGATACCTTATAAGATATGTTCTGATTAAACCTTCTCTTGGAATTGGTTGGTATTGATTAACAATACAAGATTCACGAAGGGGGTTATAAAAGATGCTCCCGCGACTCCGACCTAATGTTAATTTTAAGTAAATACAATCATATGGTGTTATATTGCTTTGAAATATAAACACCTCATAATTTGATTATATTATGAATTGAATAAAAAGAGTGTGTTGCCCCTACAAGGTCAACAGAATCACTCTGATTCGTCATCCTCCATAATAGCGGAGGATAGACCGTCTAATGTTCCATCCCATGTTCCAGCCTTGTATAGGCTTGTTGCAGTCTTTTTGATAGACTTGCTAATATATGCTCCATAGTCAGCACCATCCGAATAGGATTGTTTACTGCTACGACCGTGTGGTGTAAGGAAAGCACGAATACCCTCCCCACACTCATCGAATGCGCGACCAAATGAATTGGCGGCATCTGTGCCGAGTGAATCAACAACGCTAAGTGCAGTTGCTGGCAATACGCCGCCACCGCCCTTTCTCCAAGGATATCCGGGATAATTCCTTAATGTCTCCTTAATCGCCTTTTGTATAGATTCAGGTGTTTCTCCTGTTGCTTCATACTGTTGATTACCAACATTACTTAGCATCTCAAAAGCCTGTCTAACATCATTAGTGATGTTTCCAGCCTCATCTGCGTCAATCATTTGTTGTGCCTTTAATAGTGTATCATTCCAACTTTCTGCCATAATAATTACCTCTGATAACTGAGTTATCTGTCGCCTTGTAGGGGCAATATATCCCATCGAGTAAGCCTATATGAAGGGTTCGGAACAAAGTCGAACCATATGATAGGGTTGGAAACATTGGAAAAGTGGAAAAGTGGTATTCAAAAGAAAGTAGCGTTTTTCATTGACGGATGACGCTAACATATTGAAAATCCAAGTTATTATTCTTAGTGCAATTTCTACACTGCAAATATATGCAATTCCAGCATCATAACCAATAGCAACATTGTAATCTCCTGTTGTCATACCTTATCTGCTTCCTGCCCGACTGCAAAAGTTAGACATAATAATTAAATTAATCTAATTAAACCAATTACTACCATATGGTGTGAACTTTGAGTAACACCCTATAACCCCTATACTCGGCCATTAGATGTAGGCGGGGAATAACCTACGGGAGATAAGGAGAGAAGAAATATGACAGATATTAGAGTGAAATTTGATAACAAAGCAGAAGAAATCGAGGCTTGGATGAATGTTAATCCAGACTACTCGACAGAATACCCTAAGTTGGCGGTATTGAGCCAACTGCTGACTATTGGTCGCACAAGCGATGAATCAGCACAGTCAATGTATGACGCTATTAGGGCTTGTTTCGCTGGTATTGAGGGCGCACCCTTCCGAAAGGGCAAGACTTCAAGCCTACCAGCACAAGTTGTAGCAAATGCAGACAGTGCGACTCAAGACCTAAATGCGGTAATGGTCGCAACATACAGCGATAATGAGATAGTCGCTTCACTGATGACCCGACATGGGCGCAGTGGTGGCGGTCTTTATGAGGATGCTTCCGAATATGGCGAAGCAGTTTCAAAGCCTGTAAATGCAAGACTCAAGAAGGCCTATTCATCTATGGCCGCAAACGACACAGAAGCCGAGTATTGGTGGGATGGAGAATTACCCGTTGTTCTAACCCAACCATCGGCAGATTCGGAGGATTCCGAATAAGCGTGATTTCCCCGCCTACGCCTCAATTGGCCCTTCTGGGCCATATTGGGGTTTAAGCATTCACAAAGTTCCATTATCCAACCATATGGTAATGCTTTGCTATTACCCTTGATAACCCCTATCGTTGTTGGTGTAGTATATGAGTTTGAGATATGAAAGAAGCATAAGCATTGAATTCCCAATAAAAGAAGAAGAGAAAATAAGAGATTTCTTTATTGAAATGCAAAAACAAGATTTCTTTTTGGGTGAATTTAAGAATTGTGAGAAAGAGGATTATTATGTGCCTACTACAGAACAGCAATTAAAGTCGCATTATGTTTTTTTCATAAAAGACTCTTTATCCACTAATGAAGAGGGAGATGAAATGTTTTCAACATCTTATGAATATGAGGCAGGAAATATATCTGAGCAATTAACTAACAACGGTTTTATTCATGAAGTGGTTGAAAGAGTTGAAGAAAAGACAAAGATAGTTGAAAATGAAATTCCTTCTTTGGCTTCATTATATCTTACAGATAGTGATGAACTTACACATTATACTATTGTAGGGGAAGATATGGTTCTTAATGTATATTTAACCACCTATAGTTGGCGCAACGAATTAACTATTAATTATAAGGTTGAATGGACTACTGATGAGAAAAGAGCACCTAAAGAAATAGAAAGCAGAATGAATGATTATTTTATTTCTGAGATAGCACATATTCAACAGGTTCTTGTTGATTCATTGTTAAAATATGATATTATAGTTAATGAGCCTGTATTAGATTGTAGGTTTGAGTGTATGAATCATACATCTCAGGCTTGTTCTCAAGATATTGCAGATGCTACATTACATAGAATAACGGAGGTAATGGAATGAACAATATAGAAGTTAAAGAAGATAATTTTAGATATACAGTTGAATTCGGGCAATCAAAATCTGGTTCTTATCATGTTTGGATTGTTAAGAGCGTTAAAATAAGAGCAGATTGCACCGATGAGTTAAATGATGCAACTCTTATTGTAATGCGTGATATTGAACCAATCATAAAACAACTTAATTTGCCGGAGATGCTTTGATGGCTAAATATGGTATGTTTAATTTATTAGATAAAGATGGTGTGGGAAGTTATAAGATAGGAATGTATCTTTTGAAAGTTCCCGATAATTCAGAACGGGGTTATGCTTTAATTGATGTTAGAGATTATGCCCCTGCTAAGTTTTATATTACTCAATGTCTAACTATTATGAATGATAGAGTTAGATTTAGATGCGGTCAATGTAATAAATTGATTTATGTAGATAATTGGAATGGGGCTAATCCTGCATGGCCAGAATATGATACCCCCATATGTGATAATTGTTTTAGTGATGGTTATTTGGGGCGTGTATTTGATGTGCAAGTGTGATAAAGAAATTTATCATAAAGATATGTGCATTAATTGTTATTGGAAATATTTAATTAAACAATATTATGAGAACCCACATCATGTGGAATTAAGAGGTGAATAATATGAAGTGTGAAAACTGTGGAATGAAAATAACAGAATTACGAATTAAAACCGAAGATTGTTGCAGATGGGTGATTATGAAATGAGCATTCATTTGGAAATAATAGCGTGGAGAGAGCATTTAAAACAATGCAGATTGGAGGATAAAAAGATGTTTAAAACAATAGAAGGTCATAATTGCCATCCCGATACAACTGAATGTTGTGAAGGTTGTTTAAAGTTAAATGGATATGATGTGATAGAATGAGAGAATACAAGAGTAATTTATTTACAAGAAGGCATTATGAATGGTTAGTTGATATGTGTGTTGATTTGGAATTAACTAATCATCAAGTGTATAACTTATCTAAACTATTAGTAGGGTCTAATCCTAATTACAATAGAAGTAAATTTATAGAAACTATTCAAATAAAAAGGAGAGGAAATAATGAGTAAAGTTAAACCATTAGAGTTTGAATGTGGAGAAAATAAGAATGATGGTGATATATGTCGCATAGTGGCTTTAGAAACTCAATACTGTAATACAGAGATATTTCCATATTCATATTTAGTTGATGGGAATATTGAATATGAATGGGAGTTTGGAACTGTTGATGCTATTGATGGCGAAATCACAGGTTATTATTGTCAAACTTGTAATGCCCAATTTACACGCGACCAATTGATAGAGATGCTACAAGAGGAAGAAGAATGAAAGACGAAAATTATGAAGAATGGGAAGAATCTGAGTGGAAAATATATAGAATACAACAACATATTGCAATTCATATGTTTGATGACACATTTGTAGATGAATTATATAGATTTATATTTGGAGATGAAGAAGAATGAAAGAATATCATTTAACTTTCTGGGAAAAGCAAATAATATGGAATAAGCGGTTTGTAGTTTTAAAGACTGATAAAGACCCTCTTACATTAACTATTGACGATTTACATGAAATGGATATTGAATGGATAGATGTGTTAGATAGTGAGTATGGTGATGTTGTTGAGATAGATACCATAGAAATAGTTGATGAAAATGGGCATCCTATACAAGAAGAAGAATAAGATTCCAATATGAAGCATGGCTGCCACCATACGGAAATGACTGAGTAAGACGATAAGTGAAACAAGCGCGAAATAGGCCTTTAGTAGGCTTTTAGTATGCTTATCGCCCCTGCTCACGAATTTTCATTTAATTAAAATGGGGTGGTAGCAAAGCACCAACCATATGGTGTGATAATACAATTATCCTATCATATGGGAGTAACTGGGGAATGGGTGCGTAGCAGGGGAACAAATTTTTTTTATTTGATTTATTAAAACAATTAAATTAATTTCTTTTTATGTGTTGTGGGCATAAAATTTAATCCTCTTGAAGATTACCTTTATGTTCCTCTAATATATCCCAAGATTAGACGGCTGTAGATATGTATTATTGGCTCATATAGACTACATAAATATTCTAATTAAATATAAATAAGCCAAAGAAAAAAACTTGTTTTTTTCGCCTAATATGATTCTATTATGATGTTATTATGTATATAAAACTGAAAGACTATTTTTATTCTGGTAATGCAATTAAACTAAAAATAAAAATTTCGCAAGTGCCAAATAAATTACAGCCCATTTTTTGAGACTTTTTCTTTAAATTCAATAGTAAAAATTATATGGGGTATTTTATGATAAGTCGGACATTTCTATTAATGTTACCCAAACCGATAATTTGGATAATTAATGGAATTGGGAAGAATGACTAGTCAAATGGATGAGTATTGGAAAGCGCAAATAGAAGGATATAAATTATTAAAGAAAAAGAAGAAGATTTGGCGTGATTATAGAAATGAAACTAAAGAAATTATTGATGCGCTTTATGAATGGTATTGGAATAGTGGCGAATGATTATTTAAATTGGTGGATTTACATTTACATGGGGGATTAAGTATGAAGTGGTTTAATGTTTTTAAAGAAGATGTTGATGCACTTCCATTTAGGGAATTAATAGCCCGCAGCAAATTGATGAACCAATATACAGTAAGTTCAGAAAAGAAATTAATAGCCCATATTCATGACCAATTAGATAATCATAAAAAATACTTAATTAAATTAGTTGAAAAGTATAATGAAAATCTACCGGACACTTTAGAACCCATTAAATTACCAGACGCGTATCAAGTAATAGAATTACCGGACAATAAATATATGGGCAGACACAAAGAAGAATATTATCAAATAGCAAACACTGAAACTATGATTAATAGGATTGCAATGTATAATGTGCAAGTAATAATATTCAAAAAAATGATTGAGAATAAAGATATTCAAAGACAGGCAGGGTTAATATGAAACAATGGTTAATTAAAAAGTTAATCTCGTTTATGGGTAATACTTATGTTTGGCTGGATAAAAGAATAGAACATGAAGTAGGTCCAATTTTAGGATTAAAAATAGATGATGATTTTGAATTAATGAGTAGATATGAATTATGTAATCATATTGAAAATAAATTTAAATTAGAAAAAGATTCTTTTTGGACATTACAATCAACTCAAAAAATTAGATTTTGCTGTCAGACGGCTAGGAATATATTGAATAATAATGATTAGATTTATTTGGGATTTACTATATGGAATATGGTGTTGGGGGAGATTTAGACAATGAAGTGGTTTACTGTAATAAAAAATAAAAAATGCGATTTATGTCGTGGGGAGAATTTTGAAGAAACGCCAAAACATGAGCGATATACTCACCATTGTAAAGATTGTGGGTTTGGTAGTGAACATCATAAACGCCCGTTTACTGCTAATCAGCAAAAGTATTACGATAAAAAAATGGGAGCATCAAAAACACCTTCTAAGAAAATGAGAAATAGAAAGAAGCGAGAGGCTCGTAGGGCTAAAAGGAGGAATAAGAAATGAATTGGTTTGACCAATTAAAAATGACTGGCGCAGTAACAACAACTTCCGCAGGAACAAGTAATCTATTCAATAATCAATCAGTAATGGGGAGGTGTATTTGTGGCAAAGAAAGATGCAAAAAGTGTAACAAAAAGACAACCTAAAATTACTATGGGTAAAGGAACTTCTCGCGTTGAATACAAAGGAGAATCATTTGTAGAATTATGGAAAGAATGGGAAACAACTGCAAGAGGCATTTCAGCAACTGATATGGGAATTAGTAAGTTTAAGGGGAGTTTATATGAAATGTTAGCCGAACACGGAATAACAGGAAGAATAATGGGTAATTCTGGCCCTAAAGAAACTCCCGGAATTGGGAAGGAATTAAAATTCTTAGCGAGTTTAGCAAAGAAACCCAAATTTAAGCCATCAGAGATGAAACAATTAGAAGGCATTATTCAAACACTGAATAATTATGGTGGAGAACAAAGCGACTTAAATCCAAGAAATATAGCATTTGAGGGAATTGTTCGTATTAGGGGTGGAAAGCCAATAAAGAAACCTATCTACGGGCATTATCGCACAGATGATTATGTTGAATATAGAGAAACTTACAAGGATAAAAATGAATTAGAGGCTGTAGACGATACTTGGTGGAATCAACAAAAGGGAACAGCAGAGCCTCCAATGTGGCAAGCAGTATATGGAGATGGAACTAAAGAACCCTTTTCAACTCAGGGATTAACTGCAGTTGTTACAGAAGCGGTTAAAGGATTATTAAATGTAAAACATCATATTATTCAAAGTGACCCTGTAGCAATAGAAAGTGCAGGTGCTGCTAAATTCGCATATGAAGGATTGTCCGAAGTAAAGACTGCTATGGATAGAATGGTAAAAGACCCAAGATATACAACTAAAATGGGCAATTTCTCAACAAAGGCTGCAAGGACTAGATTAATGAAGATACCATATAATGTCCGAAATAATAAAGAAAGTGAAAATGTTAAAACATTATTGGCTGCAAAAGGAACTCCGGGCCAAGTAGAGGACTTTTATATTTACATCTCAAGAAGACAACTCAATCATATGGCTAAATTAGCAGGATGGAAACCTCACCCTGAATCTGCATATATGAAAAATAAAGAGAAAGAAGAAGAACAACCTAAAGAAGACGAGGGTGAGAAATTAACAAGTGCTAATAGAGATGTTAGAGATTGGAGAACTGTAATGAAGGTGATTGCGTGAGTTGGAAAAATACATTAAGAAAGTATGATGAATTAGAAGATGCGAATAAATATAGAGAAGTTGTGAAAGAAATGTGGAAAAAAAGTAATATGCCTCTAAATGAAGGTGAAGTATATGACTATATTATTGAAGATTTAACTGATAAATTCATGTATGAATTTAGACATGGATTTAAGTTTGAAGATATTCCTGAGTCTTTTCTAAATACTGTAAAAGAAGAAATACAATATAGTATTGATGAAATGAAAAGGAAAGGCCCACCAGACTCAAGTTATTGACGACACACGGTGCGAGATAGGTGATAAAATGGTAACACGAAAAAGATGCGTAGTATGCAACCATGATGATAGAGAGGGCATAGAAGATATGCTTGAAAATATGCAAGTAGATGCAGATAGTATTGATATTGACAATAATTGGCCTAGTGGCACTACATCTAGGCATCAAAGAAATCATATGGGTGATTATCACAATTCTTCTAACCCAAGATGCGCTTTTTGCATAAGCCCTGCACGAATAGACCTTGAAAAGGAGATAGAAGAGGGCAGATTAGACACGAAAATGGTGTCAGAAATGTTATTATGCTCAGAAGACCAGATTTTAAGGCATTTAAGCCGACATTTACAGCCTTTAGTTCAAAAATCAGCGGCAAATATCATTGCACAGAAACAAGTTGATGAAATTGCAACTTTAGAACACAGTATTAATCGTTTAGACACAAAATTAGACGAATTATTCAATGAAGGTGGAACTGACCCTAAATATATTGACAGTTTGACTAAGTTAGCAAGAGAAGTTAGGGAATCATTAAAATATGTTATGGAATTTAAGGGTAAATTAGTGCATCGAAGGCAAGATACTGTTATTGTTGCCCAAATGCAAATTGTTCAAGAAGTATTGGCTCAAAATCACCCTCAAGTATGGTTAGATGTTAAAAGTAAGATGGAGGAGAAGTTACAATGAGTTGGTTTAATACACTTAAAGAAGATAAAACTAAACAAGGTAAGTTACCTAAAGAGTTAGTTGAAGGTGCTCATGTTTCAAAAGTTCCTATAGAACAATGGTTCAAAAAGAAGCCTTCAAAATCTAAGCCACAAAAATTAGATGATTCTACAAAACAAATATCATTAGATAGATATACAGAGGAATAATTATGACTTGGTTTGCTACCCTAAAATCCACATATGAAATATATGTGTATGATATTGAATGGGATGCTACGGAGTATGAAAAAGATAGAATGCCTTTACCTGATGTTGGAGTCTATTACATTCCAAGCACTACTGATTTAGATAATGATGACGATGTTTTAGATGCAATAAATGATTCTGTAGAAGATGCTCATGGTTTTGTTATGGTTAATTTTAACTACAAGTTTAATCATTTAGGGGAAGAAAGAGAGTTTGAAGTAGGGGAGATGGATATTAATAAAGGAGTCGAAGATTACTTAAATCAAATGACTACTGATAACGCTAGAGATACTTTTATTGAAGATATCAAACCATTAAGAAGAGCAAATCTAAAAAGAGCACTTGAAGAGTTTATGAAAGATAAAGACAAATATCCTCTATCTCAAGTTCCGGGTTTTGAAGAGAGAGTTGCAGAAACTATTGATATGCTGGAAGAGATGGAAACTACTAGTGCTAAATATGAACCTAGCATGAAAGCAGCAATAGAAGATTTGAATAGTGGTAAAGTAGATAAAATGTTAGGGTTACTTACTAAAGAAGTTAATAGGCAAAATACTGATTTCATAAAATCACTTGTAAAGAAAAATAAGAATAAAATATTAAATGGTCTTAAGGAATTAAATGACACAGATAGAAAAAAGTTATCCGCAGTTCTCCAAGAGAAATACGGGTTTGCAGCCCCTTCTAAACCCAAATACTTAATGCGAGGTTCGGGTCTTAGTGCAGAAAACCTAAATAAATATATTAAATATGTTGTGTTTGGTAATGTTCCAAGAAAATATAGAAAGGATTTACTTCCTGAATTAGGAGGGGTATTTGGTAAGGACTATACAGAATTACCAAGAGCATTAGATTATATCTTAAAAGAACCTGAATTAAAATATGATACCAATACTTTTGAAAATCCACCTGTTAAAGAATCTATTGCTAAAATAAAAGCACTACGCATATTAAGAGAAAACAAACAAGAATCCGAATATTCTAATTTACAAACTAAAATGGCTAAGGTGCAAAAATATTATTCAGATAAAAAAGTAAAGAATAAAAGAAATAAAATAGACCTTCGTTTTATAGATTCCTTAAATACTGATGAGAAACGCCAGTTTGCTATTATGAATTCTAAACTTGATGTTAAGATATATAAAATCCCAATAGAAGATTATGATAAATTAGATAAATTAGATAATACTATGGCTATAGAATATGGGTTTGAAGATGGCCAAGATTTTGAAAAATGGTTAGAAGAAGATAGCGAAAGAGAAATAGCGTGGGATGCTATGTTTAAAAAATGGAAATTAGATGGTGAAAAAGCAACAGTTGTTATGCCAGTTACTACAAGCCATAAGGGGTTATTATCTAGATTATTTGGCACTCCTGATAAAGACATTAAACAAACACTATTAGAACTTTATTCTGCTGGCCCAAATAAAACAACTGAAACAGTTGATGCTACATTTAGACAATTCAAAGATATATTAATTACTTTAGATGATTTGGATGAAGAAGAAAAATCAGAATTTTCTAAATTATGGACACGATTTAAGCGAAGAAATAGTAGGGATGATAAAGGTGAATTATTTGACAAAATTATGTATGAACTTGTTAATAATCATCACTATGCTAAAATTAGAAAAAATATGCGTGAAGAAGTTAATGATTCAATTAGGCATTTAGTTGATACAAATTATTCTATTAAAGAAAAGGGAGTAATAGAACCCCTAGTAAAACTACAGAGTTTAGGGGCAATACAGGTGATAACATGACACAAGCAATATATAACCAAATAAAAACTGACCATGAGGCAGTTGATAAAATATTAGAGATGTATCTTACAGATGATAGAGGAATTAATGATTATTTAAAACAAACTTATCCAGAAATATTAGAGGGAAGATTTAGGCCTAATAAAAGAGAATTATTATCCACTATATTTAAAGATAAATCTGCTAAGTATCTAAGTGTGTCTATTGCAGATGTTGAATCTAAAAAACCAGAGGGTTTAATTCAAGTTGATAGTAGCGGCAATAAACTAATTATTACCCCTCAAGTTCTTGCTAAAATATTAGAAGGTAAATCAAGTATTCAAGAAGCAGATATACATAAATACAAATCTATGGTTAGAGATATGTTAGATAGTTATAATTTAACACTAATGGCTACATCAAAAAAGAGAGAATTACAAATTGTATTTTACAATTTATTATCTGCTTCTTATAAGGATATAGGGCCGATTACTTCATCACAAGTTCAAAAAGATGCAATTAAAGATGTGCTTAAGAAATTTAAAGTGAGAGGAATGAAAATTTCATATGAAAAACTAAAGCGAGTTTCTCCTGTATCAGTTCATGAAATAACACTTAATGAATTTGGGAAAACAGAATATTCAACCCGCGATAACATTAAATTAGACATTGATGTATTAACAGAAACTATGAATCAATATACTACACTTGCAAGTAGACTTAAGCCATTCGTGTCTAAATTAAAATATATTGCTGGTGCTAATAAACATGAAATAAAAACAAGCGAAGTTGATTTATTAGTTGGTTCATTATCTCTAAAGTCATTTGATAGGAGAGATAAAATTTATGAATATTGGCGGCAGAAACATAAATCATTTGATGATTTTATTTATATCCAAAATAGGGCATTAAAAGGTTTATTAAAAATATTAGCAGATGCAGAAGAAACAATAATTGTTGATTTAATTAAAGAAATTGAGGCTAATAAATTAACAGAAGCAGATAATTATATTGTTAGTGTTCCAAAGCAAAAAGTAGATAAAGACAATTTAAATTATACAGCAGCAATTTTATTAGAAGACTTTTTATCAATTGATTCTAATGATGTTGAGTTTGTTTTTGCTGATGATGAAGATATAGATAAAGACCCAGAAGAGGGTGCTATAACAGCAAGGGGTAAAGGAGTAGAAGAAACCCGAACTGAAACTGAAAGGGCAGAAATAATGCCCACTACTGAAAAGGTCAAATCAATATTAGATGGGATAAATAATATCAAAACAACAAAGGAAACTGACCCGCTATTTTATTATGCTTGGTCACAAGGAGCATTTGATAGAGTTCCGATGTTTAAAAAAGATATATCTAAAATACACAGGAGAATAAAATCAGCAAGTAAAAGATTAACTGTTGAATTAGATGAAAGTGAATTAGAAGAATTAGATAAATATATTGAGGGTTTAAGTAGAGAAGCATTTTCTGGAGAAGCAGATGCAAATTATTATTTACCATTAACTGATAAGGTTATGTCTGAATTTAAAATACCAAGAGAAAAACAAATTGAAAAGAAATTAAAGACCTATTTTGAATTAGTTACACAATTATATGATTTGGGTGGGAAAAGTAGGAGCGAACTTGCTACTGATATTTCTTCTGGTAAAGTGGGAGAAAAAAGCGCAAGAAGAACCAAGTATCAATCTTTTGTTGCTAGAAGAAAGGGAGAAGGCCTAGCAGATATTTTTGATAGGGGTAGACAGCAAAGTTCTGATGAAAGCGTTGATGCTCTTATAGAACAATTAAAAGAACTTATTGATGTGCTTTATTCTTCTATGGTTAGGCCATTACAAAGCGAATATATGCCTTTTGATGAAACTGAATTTGCGTTTATAACTAATAAGCAATTAAAAGTTATAACAGAAAATGCAGAATCTACTGGTGATGCTTTATCTACTTTAACCCATAGAATGAATGATATGGGAACAGCAATACTGCCAAAAAAGGCGTTAAAACAGATAGCAAATTTATTAACTCAGTTAGGAAATATTAAAGTTGGAGAAAATTTACAGGGAATTAAAATTTCAATGGAACAACTAGCAAAGCAATTAGATAGAATATATGATTTCCAACATACAGATGATATTGCTGAAGAATTTGGAGCATCTCTTTATGAGATTCGTGCTAAGAATAACCTTGATGTTGATTTAGAATTTAATGGTGTAAATGTAAATAAACTATATAAGAAATATCAAAGTAAAAGAGAAGCACAAATTTATCCGCTTGCGGCTTTAATTAAAACCATAAAGAAACAAGAGTCATTATTTAGAACTGATAAACATTTATCGGGAAGAAAACAAGATAAAGGATTAGGTCGTGGTGCAGCAACCGAAGAAGGAGAAACAAAAGATGAAGATTTAATAGGCCGAGTTATTCAGGCTTATGATAATCTTATTAGAAAGAAATTATTAATTAAAAGTGATTTAGAATATAAAATTCTTGAGGCTCATGATTCAATACGAAAGATGATAAATAAACCTATATATTATGGATTAGGAAACATTGATAGTTTTGATGATATAACTAAAACAATTGATGTTGCTAAAGAGGATTATAATATTAATTTAACTGCTTTAGATGTAGAAAATATTAATTCTGAATTTGGTGCATACAAAGACATAGGTAGAAAACACGGTGTTTCTGCTGAAGTGGTGTATTTTATTAAAGCAAACTTTAGGTGATTAAATGAAACTTACTCAAGAAGACATATATTTTGAAGATATGTCTGAAGAAAATGCCGTTAAGGTATTTCAGGATGATGGGTATAATGAATATAAAACTAGAATAAATAGATACCAGAAGTTACCTACTGATGGAATATTTGCTAATTCACCTGAAACACAATTTGTTGCGTTTTTAACAAAAACGGAACAACCAATTGGCGTAGTAGGTTTTTCTAAGTTTCAAAATTTCTTATTGGGTTCTGGCGTTCATGTTAGAAGGGGATATAGAAAAAGCGATGGATATGATGGAGTATTCGATTTGCTTCTTAATGAATTATTAAAACAAAAAGGAAGTAAAACAATGGTGGTAGCCTTTTCACACCCTAAAGCAATGGAAAAATATAGACAGTATGGTTTTAAAGAAATCAATGAAGAAAAATTACCAGAAGATATTTTAGATGAATTAGAAGAAGCAAAGGCAAACGGCACTATTGGCGCATTACAAAAGTTGAAACTTAATAATTGGTGGATGACTCTTAAGCATGGTAATAAAGTATTAATATATAGGAGATGATTATATGGCTGAAGTAGCGCAATTAGATTTTATGTCTGCAATGGACATGGAGTTATCTAAAAATTCATTCCCATATTTCTTTCAAAATGTATTAGGAATGCAATATCCTGACTATATGCAAGAGTGGAAAGAATTAATGGAAACAACTGATAGAACTGTAATTGTATGTAGTCGTGACCACGGAAAATCAGTATTTATGCATTCATGGGTAGTTTGGAAATTAGTGTTTGAAGAGCCCCCATTTCAAATGCTATACATATCCTCTAACCAAAAGCAGACACTTGTTCATATGAGAGAGATTGATAGATACTTTAACTTACCAGCCCTTAAAAAATATAAACCTTCAAGAGGATGGGCTATCGGAAATATTCAATTAACTAATGGTAATGCTATATTAGAGCGTTCAATCGGTTCTCAGATTCGTGGTCTTCACCCTCAAGAGATTATTATTGACGACCCCTTGAAGGAGTTTAGTATGTCGGGTATTCAAAGAGTAACAGATTGGTTCTTTGGAGATATGATTCCTACTCTTCATCATACTGCTTCATTAAGAATGATAGGCACTCCCTTTACATATACTGATATTTTCTCACAATTAGAAGAAAATGAAGCCTATACTGTAAGGAAATACCCTTGTCTAAATTCCCTTAATGAACCACTATGGCCTGAGCGTTGGGCTTATGATGCTTTAATGCAAAGAAAGTCAGAAATAGGCTCGTTGAAATTCACAAGAGAATACTTGTGTATTCCTGTATCAACCGGAACTGCTTTATTCGACCCTGACTATGTTAATGCTTGTAAGAATAAAGAATATATACTTAAGTTAGGCAATAGAAGGGATAAGGGATATAAATATTATGTTGGTGTAGACCCTGCTATATCTACTGATGGTGACTATAATGTAATTATGGTGCTAGAAGTAGATGAAGAAATGAATAAGGCGATTGTTCATGTTGATAGGTCTAAGAATGTAGAGTTTAGAGAAAATATAGAAAAAATTAGATTAATTGGGAAACTCTATCAACCCGAAGCAATATTATATGAAACTAATACCTTTGCTAAGGCATTTACTCAAGAATTACGAAATATATCTGATTTGAATATTAAGGATTTTAATACAACTAGAAAAAAGAAACAGGAGATAATTCTCAACTTACAAATGAACATTGAAAATGGTAAGTTAATCTTCCCTTATGGGGATAATAATAGCAAAAAAATGACAAGCGCATTAATAGAAGAACTCTCAATGTTCTCTATTACTGAATCTGGAAGGTTTGAAGGAGTAGGTGCGCATGACGATTTGGTGATGGGATTAGCACTTGCTAACGCCGCTTCTCAAGTGGCTACAGATACCTTCATACTGCTCGATGACATAGGGATATTCGATGGCCCAACTAGCCAACAAACTGCCCCAAATGCGGGTTTATTGGGTTTAAATTTTTAAAGCATGAGGTGAATAAGATGGTCGGAGAAAAGTCTCAAAAATTAAGAGAATTAGCAGATAAGGTTGAAGAAGTCGAGAGATTGACTGAGGAACAAAAAGATATTGAAAGTGATTTACAGCGTAAAGAATGGTTATTAGAGCAACCTCTTATTGACCATGCTACTATTGTTAAGGACTATGCTAAAGAGTTTAAATTATCTTACACTAATGCAAACAACATATTAAAGAATCCATTAAAGGAATATATAATTGAGGATAAGAATATACCCGATATAATTAAAGATATGCGTATGTTTAGAAGAACATTAAAGGGCGACACAAAAATAAATATAACAAAGTCTATTGATAATTTAATAGATGCTTATACTGACCATTTAGATAAAAGCATTGATAGTATTTATTGGCTTCATAAATATAAGCCTCTGGTTAAAGAAATGGTTTGTAGTGAAAAAGATATAATTAAACTAGGTAATATTTATGATGAGCCTACAAGAAGAGAAATTATAGATAATCTATGTAAATATTGGGAATCTAAATTAGAACAGAAAGACTTACCCTTTAATGGTGAATATGCTAAATTAAATAAAGAAATGTCACAAAGCAAAAAGAACTTTAAATCAATTATTAGAAAGCAAAGCACTACTGTTGGTATGAAGTCTAAGATTAAAGAGTCAATATTAAAATCTGTTTGTAATAATCCCGGAATTTCTGCAAGACAAATGCATGAAGCATTACCTGTTAATTTACAATCTAAAAGCACTCCTAATATGATTGCAAAATTAGCAAAGACACAACACATAACAAATGTAAATGGAGCATATTATAAATTAGATGATTCTATTAAGAAAAACATTTGGGCATATACCGCAGCATTTATTGATTCAGATGGGTTTATTACTATAGATAAGAATTTTAATCCTAGAGTAGGATTAGTTGCTACTGGAGATAGAGGGAAAGCATTTATGTTAGAGATGCATAAATCATTAGGTATGGGTAGGTTGCATTTAGACCAAAAATCTCCACAAGATACTAGACCAGTTAATAGATTAAATTTTTATTCACAAGGAGATATACATGATTTATTGACTAAATGTGCACCACATTTTAAACTCAAATCTAAAAATGCACAGGCACTATTAGAATTAGTTAGGATTAAAAAACATTTTAAAAAGGAAAAGTGGTCTAAGAATAGATTACGAGAATTGTATAAATTAATGAAATACTATAATCATAGTGATAATACTAGATTTGATTTTAGTGAATTAGATATTGATGTTGATAATATTCATAAGTTAGAAGAAAATAATAAAATGGCTATTATGGATGAATTAGAACAGTCGGGCGTAATTACTAAGGAAAATAGGGATGAAGAAATATGAATCCAAACATTAATATGGAATTGCGTTATCGTCTTGATAAGGGAGAGTGGCAACTATGGTAGAAGAAAAGCGTAGGTTTAGTATTACTAACTTATTCAGAAGAAGCACTCCTACGCCCGTAGATAGGAAAGTGTTTAATCCGGGAATTCAAGAGAAAGACAACTCCTATATGTTAACTTCTCCAGTTATTTATCATATAGCAAATCAATCTGTTGTTGTTAGAACTTGTGTAACTCAACTTAAGAATGAAGTATTTAGGCGAGGTTATTTTTGGGAAGAAAAATTCGTAGTTAAATGTGATAGTTGTTGTAAAGAACACCAAGCCCCTACTGTAGAATGTGTGGAATGTGGTTCGACTAAGTTAAGTAAACCCGACCCTAAACAACTTAAATATGTTCTAAAATTATTAGATGGATATATAAATAGTTCAGAACAAATGTTTATTGATGTTCTCAAAGAAATGGAAGATGATTTGAACATAATGGATGATGCTTATTTAGTGCTAGTAAAGGAATATTTCTTAGATAACGATTCAGAAATCGCAATGCATCGCATTAATGAAGTATATCGAGGCGACCCCGTAACAATGCATATTTATGCTGATGAAAAAGGAGAGCGGGGGAATAACGGATTTACTTGTTTAAGGCATCGTGATTTTATTTCAGACGATGCGGTAGGGCGTTGCCAGCATTGCGATACAAGTGTTCTTTATCCTATTCATTATGTTAATAGAGTAAACGGGGAAGAACAATATTTCTTAGAAGGAGAAGTATTACACTTTAGTAAATATACACCAAGCCGTTTATATGGTCTATCTCCTATAATTACATTATGGAATAGCGTTACCACTTTAATTGCTATGGATAACTATATCAATTCATCTTATACTAAGGCAAGAATGCCGAGAGGATTGTTAGCAGTTCAAACTAGAAACATTGAATCTATGAAATCATTTTGGCGTGGAGTCAAAGAGAAGATGGAACAAGACCCTCACTTTATCCCTGTCATGGGAATAGAATCAGAGGGTGGGAAAGGGTCTATTGAATGGATTAAATTCATGGATAGCCTAAAAGAAATGGATTATGTATCTGTGAAGGATGACTTAAGGGATAGAGTTTCTGGTTTTTATGGTGTAAGTAAAATCTTCATGGCCGATAACTCTGCAAGCGGTGGGCTAAATAATGAAGGTATGCAGATACTTGTTACTAATCGAGCAGTAGAAATGGCTCAGACAATTTGGAATAATTATGTATTCCCCTTTGTAACTAAAGAATTTGGAGTTACTGATTGGAAATTAAAACTTCCACCATCCGAAGAAGAAGATGAAATGGCTAAATTAAGGTTAAGAGAAATGCAAGTTAATATTGCTGCATCAATTAAAAATTTAGGATTTGAAATAGAAATGGATGATGAAGGTAGATTTTCTTATACTAAACCTGAGCCTGAAATGCAAGGGCCAAAAGAAGAAGAGGGAGAAGTTGAAACAGACCCTTATGCAGGAACTAATGTAGATGCATCCCAATTAGGACAACTTCAAGAAGAAGCATTATCCGGTAATAAAAGTAAGCCCCAAGAGAACCCGCCAGCCACAAGGAATAAACCCTCTATGAATGTAGGGCCAGACAAGAGATTTAGCGGTTTACCTAAAGACGCTGGAAATGAAAATGTGGATAAAAGAACTGAAAGGAGAGTAGGTTAATATGAGTTGGAAAGATATAGTAAATAAGGCTGAATGCCGAGTAACAGTTTGTTATGCTTCTAAATGTAAACATAATAAAGGATTTAAATGTTCTTTGTCAGAAGTAACTATTAGTGATAATGGGAGTTGTTTAATGTATACTCAAAACCCTTTAAGCCCTGCATTGCCTGATGCTAGATATGCTAGTAATTTTCCTAAACCAAAACAAAGTTTAATTGATAGGGCAACAAGAAATTTAAATGAAGAAAAAAGAAATAGGTGAGATTATGGATGAAACAAAAGTAAAAGAATTAGAAAAGCAATTAGCAGACGCAAGAGCAGAAATGCACAATAATAACAGAGTAGAAATAAATCGGAATTTAGACGCAGTAGGTATTGATATATCTACAACTGTTGAGAAAAAGATTCCAGATTCTAATGATATTCCTGATGTTATACTAATGCCTAAGAAAAAAAGGCGAACTGAAAATAAGTGGTGAATATGCCAGTTTTATCTAAAGCAGAACTATTTAGGGAGATTTCCCGACCTGCTTCAGATGAAATCTTAAAAGAACTTAGTGGTAATGTTAAAGATATATTAAGAGATGAGTTGGATATAGAACCACATTTTATTCGCAATTTAGAAAGGACAATAAACAATACTCCAGATTCCTTTATGGGAAAGGTTAGAAGAAAATTTACAGATAGCGATTTAATGGTTGTTCCTTCTAGAAAAGGAAAATATGCTAATGAGCGAAAAATAAATACAAAAACAGGAGAACTTGCACCAAAGGTTTTGGATAAAGATTCTCTTATTGTTGCTATTAACAATCACATAGATGTGTTTTCTTCTGTATTAAATGAGATAAATAAAATTCCAGATACATATTTGATTGTGTTAAATGAAGGAAGATTAGACAATCCTGATTCTCTTCGTGAATTTGTATCAGATGATATAGCAGATTTATTAATTGAAAATCCTAAAATTGTTAAAGAGATAGATAAAGCCATAGGAACTTTGAAGGAATTTATTAAGAGATATAAAAGAAGTATAAAACCTGAAAAGAAAGACTTTACTAATTTCAATAATAAGTTAGAAAAAGTAATTAAAGAATATGCAATAAGTGATTTAAAAGAAAATTGGTATGGTCATTATACAGACTTGTCTAATTCTTCTGGTTTTAATTCACAAAAAACAATTGATATTTTCTTAAAAAATTATGAAGATGGTAAATTAGCACAATCAACTCTTGCTATTTTAAATGATGAATTTGATGGTGAAACAGGAATAGAAATATTTAAGGCTATATTAAAAGATGTAGGTATGAAAACAAGGCGATTTAAGTTTGCAGAAGAAGTTAAAATACATGATTTCTTTAACCTTAGTTTATCTAAATTATTAAAAGATATTGAAAAGGCACTAAATCCTAGTGCAGGTTTTGATGAAATTAAATTTTACTTTAATATAAAAGAAAATACACTTTTAGATTATGGAGAAACAATTGAAATGAGACTACTTGATTTATTAGACGATGAAGAAGAAGTGGAATACTATTACAATGTTGTTCCTGATGAAATTGAACCAGAAGAATATGAAGAATTATTTGGTGAAGAAAAGAAGAAACCAAAATTAGAAATTGGAATAGCAGATTTACAGAAACCTCAATATCAATCTGAAATAAAGGCCACAACAGAACAGTATGCTTTTATATATTATATTGCTAAATTAAGAGGAATAAAATTAGATAGTTCTTTATTGGTTAATGATATTTCTGATGATTATTCAGAAGATAAATTAGAAGAGAAATTCAAATATGTTAAAGAAGCATTTGAAGAAATGGGGGAAAAAGAATGAGTTGGAAAGATATATTAAAAGCAGATGAATTTTGTGATGAATGTGGGGATAGAATTGAAGATGGAGAATCCCATCCTGTCGAGTCTATGCCAAAAGACTTTCATTCGGGCAAGAAAGGAGAAAGCGCAACCCTTTGTGAGAGTTGTTATAATGAATTAGATTTACCTACTAAAGATTGGACTAAAGACCTTGACCCTTTCTTATTTATGCCAGATAAAAAGAAAACACTTGAAAAGGCAGATATTGGTCTTCTTTCTAAATTAGAAGGTAAGGAGAAAAAGAGATTAAAGAAAGTATTACAGTCTGCTCAACCAACTGAATACTTTGGACAAGATTTAACTAAACTATCTAATTTAATAGATGAAATGCAAAAGTTAGATTTGATTAAGTCAGATGAAAAATTATCTAAAAAGATGAAAGGTTTTGAAGAAACTAATTTAGATATTGTAGCATCTGCCGCAGAATTAAGAAAAGATTATGAAACTCTATACAATCAATTAAGAGGGATTGTATATCCAAAAAGTAAAGGTGATATGAAATGAGTTGGAAAGATATATTAAAAGAAGATAAAAAAGAGAAAGCGTTTCGTGAGGAATATAGTGAATCAGATATTAGAGATTTATTTAATGAAGCGTTAGATGAACAAGGTGAAATTAAAATAGGTAGTTTATCCTATTCTCCATCTTGGGTTTTAGAACAAGTAGATTCCACAGCATATAGAATAGGATTATCTGAATATGAAGATATGCTGTTAGAAGATTTTGAATATGAGGAAGATGAAGAACATGAATGATTGGAAAACAACAGTTAAAAAAGATAAAACAATTAAGAAAGAGTATTCGTTTCAAACTTGGTTAGAACTAAATCAAGCAGAATTTGAAGAAGGACAAACTACAGAAAAATCAGTGAAGGAATATATGGAAAGCAGAGAAGCAGATTTTAGAGAACTAAATGATATGCAGGATAAATATCAAAATAGTGGAAGAGTAATACTTGAAAAAATTTGGAATGAAAACCCATTTGATGATAACTCAAAAGAATTTCGTTTATTAGAAAAATTGATGGAAAGAGATTATAAGGAATTGGGAATAGACCCACGATATTGAGGTGAATAAAATGACAGAAGAAAATGAAATGTTAATGCTCTTAAAAGAGTTAGTAGAAAAAGTAAAAAGTTTAGAAGAAACGGTGTATAATCAAGATAACCTATTAATGAAATCTGGTTATGTTAAGGTTAATACTCCTAAACCAGCAATGGGTAATAATGCAACCCCAACAGGTGATATTATTTCTAAGATGGAATGGGATGACATACATAAAATCGTTGAACAATTAGGGGTGAATTGAAATGCCTGAAAAAGTAACAAAAGAAGAAAAATTAGTTGAAGTAGCAATAATGAAAGCGAAGGAAGTATTAGCCGAGTTCCAAGATGGAACTACTGTGGCTAATGATGCAGATACAATGGGTGAAGATATTAAATTAAAAAGACCTAAGAAAAATCCATCTGAAGAAAAGATAAAAAATCCAACAGGTGATGAAGGATATGGTTATGTTGGTAAAGCAGATGACATAATTAAATCTTTAAATGCTGTATTTGATGCGTTTGCAAAATATGATTATACAGGTGAAGATGAATTACGAGATACGGTAGCGATGTTACATGAAGAATATAGTGAATTAGTAAATAAATACACTAATAAGTTAATATCAGAAGATAGATTTTTTGCAGAAGCAAAGCGACTTAATAACCAATTATTTGAATTAAGAGATGTTTCTGGATTATCCGGTCACGCTCAGAATTGATTGAGAGTGTAGTTAATGGCTATATCTGGCGTTTCCTTTGAAAAAGAAAAAAATGCGCTATCCAAGCGTGTTTTAGATTTCTTTGAGAGGACTCGCTATTCTTACTTATCTGCAAAAGAAGACCCAAATAAATACGGTAAAAAATGGAGAGCAACAGTTAAGTCTATTCGTGAGTCGTTTGATGGTTTAGATTCTTTTACTAGAGTATTAAAGAAATACATTGATGAAGATAACTTATTTGATGATGGGGCTGAAAACCCTGAATCAACTCAAGCCAAGAGGCTATATGATGCAGTCAAAGAAATGAGGTTTGATTCTAAAGAAGTTGGCGACCCATTCGCTAATCAGTTAGGCGAAGAAGTAATTGATGTATTACTCAGTAATTCTAGTGTCTTCGCCGCCTTTATTCACTATGCCCTTCGCAAACATTCCCTACCAATCCCCGCATCGGCATGGGAAAAACACGGCCTTAAGCCCGATGAAATAACTCAAAATGCAAATGGATTAGATTTAGAGATGAAAGATATACCCTTATACATTTCAGAGCACTATGGGGAAGATAAAGATACTAAGCGCATCAAAACCAAATTTAAGAGTGTTTTATCTATACTAAAAAAGGTGTTTCTTGAGGAATATAATGAAAAGGAATGGAATGCGTTAATTGAGATAGATATTAAAAAATCTGAGAAAAGCGAGGCTGAGAAGTCAGAGATTAATTTCCTAGTTCCTAATAAACCAATGTATAGGATATTTGAATTAAAAGACCTAGAGCAACTGAAAGGTTTTTCTGGTGAATATGTAATTCAAGAAAAATATGACGGCATGAGAGTGCAAATTCATAAAAACGGTAAAACAATTAAAATCCTTTCTTATAATCAAAAAGATATTTCTGATAAATGTTCAGAACAAATAGAAAGGTTAGATAAGAAACATATAGGCAATTGTATTTTAGATGGGGAGTTAATGCTATTTAAAAATGGTAAAGCACTTCATAGAGCCGCCACAATTTCACACATTTTTAAGAAGCCCATTGAGGGTGGTCAATTAAGGCTTCATGTATTTGATATTATGGAACATGATGATAAGGATTTATTAGATGAACCTTTGAGAGAAAGAATTAATATTCTGCTATATCAATATGCCCAACATTCATCTGAAGAATTGGCATATCCTTCAAAGAAAGATACTAGAATTGCAGATTCTATAAAAGAAGTAGGTGATTATGCGGAGGAAATAATGAATTTACCTGCTTCTGAGGGAGTTGTAATTAAGGACATTGAATCTACTTACCAGTTAGGTTCTAAGAAAAACCCTAAGTGGGTTAAATGGAAGAAATTTGTTGATTTAGATGTTATTATTTTAGATAGTAAAGAAACAAAAAGTGGGCTTCATTCATATACTTTAGGTATAGGCCCATTAACTGCTGAACAAGCCCGTTCATATAAGACTGTAGAATTAAAAGATAAAGCCTATCTTTCTGTAGGTAAAGCACTAAATACTAAGCAATCTGTTAAGGTGGGTAGTATTGTTAGAGTTAAGGTGGATGAGGTAAAGAAAACTAAAGAAGGTTTTAGTTTATTTTCAGCAAAGGTTATTGAAATCCCTGAAGTAACTCAATCAGATAAATTAGAGACTTTAGAGTTGTTATCAGACAAAGCCAAGAAATCAATTTGGGAAGATTTAGATAAGCCATTTCAATATAAATTAAAAGGCGTAAAGAAAATGTATATTACTGATGAAATACATGGGGAAGCAGAAATTCTTATGAAATCTAATTTAGATGGATTTACTATTTACGGTTTTAATGGTGATAGTTTAATGGAGAAACAAGCACTATATGATATAGATGTTTGGAAAGAAGATTTACAAATTGCGCTTAAAAGTGTGCGTTCTGAATTAAGAATGGGCATTAAAAATAAATTAATTGAATGGGATGACCAAGTAGAATTTGATACAATACAAGAATTTGTGTTAGAAAATTATATTGAACATTTTGAAGGGCCAGCGTTTGATGGAGATTCTAAGAAATTGAAAAAGTGGCTAATTAAACAAGAAGATATTGTTTATGACCGCGCTAATGATAAATTTTCAGCAAACCCATCTGCAATAGCAAAAGATGAGAAAATTAACCCAAAAAAAGGTAAATTCACAATTACAACTACTGAAGATGATAATCTTTTATTAATTTATATTGTAAATGAAAAAAGACTAGCGTGGTTAATAGATATTGAAGATACTTCTGATGTTTATAACTTATTTGGTAAATCTAATAAATTTCCTGCCAAAGTTGTTTTAGGTAATGCTAGAGAAGGTAAAATATTAGATAAAGGAATTATTACTCTTGGCGTTCAAAGACACGGTTATCATGAATTTAAGATACAAGGGGATAAATTTGACACTAGATTACATCTTAGGGTCGTTCCTTTGAATGATAAAAAGCATTGGGTTGTTTGGACAGGAACAAAACAAACTATGTTAGAATCAAAAGAAGACGATGGTTTATGGGATATTACTGAAGATAGGTATAAAAATTTACCCCTGCCCGAAGGCAACCCCGCTTAGTTCATATAGTGAAAGTCGAAGTGTAGTTCATGTTAGAGCAACCAGTTCTAATGGAACAAGAAACCAAAGGCTTCACAATACTAAAGTCAGATGATTTAATTATAGGTGGATATGCTTCAATAGAAATGGTAGACAAGCAAAATGATTTAATTACTTTACAAGCATTACAAAAAGCAGTTAAAGATTACATGGGAGAAAAGAAATTCAGAAATGTAATGTCTAATCATTCAAATGTTCAAGTAGGAGAAGTAGTAGATTCTTATAGAGATAAGAACGGAGTAGTCCATAAATCTCATGTTGATGATGTAGGATTTTATGTTGTTATTAAATTAAGAGATGATATTGAAAAGGCCAAAGAAATATCAAGAAGTATTAGAAAAGGCACATTACGCTCATTTAGTATAGGAGGACAAGCAATTTCAAAGCGCAAAAGAAAATCAGATGATTTTGGCGAATATAATGAAATTGACGAGTTAGAGTTACACGAAGTCACAATATGTGAAAAAGGAATAAACCCCGAAGCAAAATTTGACATATTAAAAGAAGAAAAAAACAAAGGTGAAAAGAAAATGACAGAAAAATTGGAAAAAGCCCTTGAGGAGTTGAATGACCTAATGAAGCAGGTTAATGAACTCCAAAAGGAGGAAGAAACGCCACTTGAGGCAGACATGGAATACATGGAAACTGAGAGTGATGCCGAAGAGGAGTTAGAGTTATCTGACGAGTCTTTAGGCGAAGATGAAGCAGAAAAAGCACTGGATGAAGATAGCACCCGTGATTATGAAGCCGGAGAAGAAGTAGTAAGTGGTGGAACGCCAACTGCAACACCTGCTCCACTAAAGGTTTCAAAAGAATGGGATTCGGCTGAATTCACCACGCTTGACTTAACTGCAGAGAATGTCGAAAAGGCATACGAACAGTATAAGGCAGAACAACTAGAAAAGATTGCTTATGATAGTATGAACAAGCAATTTGAGGAAAGGTTTGCTACAGAGCAATCAGTTAGAAAGGCAACTGTAGAGCGAAATGAATATGACGCTCGTTCAGAAGTAGCCGAACTAAAGGAGCAGTTCGCAGACCTACGCAAATCATTAACAACAGAAAATTCGCAAATAGTAAAAGAGGAATCAACAGTTTCTCTACCTGAAGGCTTCCCAACAAGCATAGATGATTTATCAGATATGTCATGGGGAGATATTCACAATTTAGCGAGGAAATTTTAAGGAGATGAATTAAATGACAGGATATACAAACACATTAAAAGACTTAGAAGCCGCAACATACGGATTAACTGGCCCTGCTGGTAATGCTCTATTGAAGAGTTCTGGTGTTGTTGGTGGATTCGGAACGCCCCATGATGCCGCATCAAACCCGTTTAGTGCCGCTAGTGGATTAGGCGACCTATACAATGTTCTTTACGGACAGAAAGTATGGTCTATGCTAAATCAAGAGGTTAATCCTCTTTCTATCTTAGCAAAGAGGCCATACACTTCAAGCGGTTGGAGGGTTCTAAAGAGCCGACCTACTGGTGGTAGTGGTTCTTCCTTTGGACTAGGAACAACTGCGGTTGCTGCAAATACTGCAGATTTATCAACCCCTCGCTCAGACCAAATTGGTGGAGTTGAGGAAAACGCAACATTAGATGGTGCAAATGGATTTAGGCCATTATCACCTGAGTATGCTAAACTTTATGTTAGCCCTAAGACAGTTGCTCATCTGTTTGAGTTCTCAGAACTTGGAATGGAATTAGCGGCTATTGATGACGGAGTAGGCGATATACGCGCTATTATCCGTGAGGATATGGGTAAGCATCACGCAGAAACACAGAGCAGAATGTTAGTAATGCCATTTGAGAACTATGATGATGGAACTGCAACAGACATTGAGAGAAACTACACTTCTCTATTAAAGATTGTATCTTCAGCAGGAGAAATTGCCGCAATGTATAATGCTAACGAATTAAACACAGGTGCTAACAACGGAGATAACTCTGCAGTTGTTGCAGATGTAGTGAATATCTTTGGAACATCAAGAACAGTAAGTATCTCATCTAACGCCGCAACCGGAACTGCATCTTACTTAGATGCTGAGGTTGATTTCGGTGATGGATATGCTGCTTCTGATGCTAGGGTTCTAACTTTAAGCATGATTAATAGCATGATTCGCAGAATCCGCCAGAATGGTGGAAACCCGAAGTGCATCTTAACAGGCTATGATACAATTCAGCATATTGCTGACCTACTACAGAGCCAAGAGCGATTTATGGACAGGAAAGAGATTGTTCCTACCCATAATGGTGTAAAGGGTGTAAAGGGAACTGAGGCTGGATTTAGGGTAGCAACTTACTTTGATATCCCATTAATTCCTGCAAAGGATATGGGTTCAACTGGTGCTAACACAACAAACACTCTAAGTGATATGTTGTTCTTAGATACAGACCATTTGTGGTTATCTGTGATGAAGCCTACTCAATACTTTGAGGATGGTATTACCAACGGAAACCCATTTGGTGTCGGAAAACTAGGGAATCAGGGTATGTATCGCACAATGGGCGAAACTTGCTGTTCCTTCTTCAAAGGGCAGGGTAAGATTACCAACATTAAGAGTGCGTGAGTTGATTAAGAATGGCTTTAGCATATACAGTAACATTGCTTGCTGACCATAAGGGTGTAACAACCCCAAAGGTCATGGGCGATGAATACATGGTGGATGCATTAATTGATGTAACATCTATTGTAGCGGCAGGTTCAGTAATACCTGCCTCTGCATTAGGTCTATCATCAGTTCACGCTGTTTCTATAACTGGCTCTGATAACGCTAACGCAGTATTACCCTTAGTAGAGATTGGTGCTACAGGTGCTTATGAGAGCGCAACATCTTTTGCTCTTATGTTTACAGCATTAGACGGAACTAACGCTACTTTGGCTAATGACGCTAATGGCGGCTCTGTTAGAGTAAGAGTTTGGGGCAACCTTTGACTCTGATAACTGAAAATTAAACCATAATAATATGCGGCCTCATCCCTTCTAAATGGGAGGGGTGGGGTCGCTAATTTTTTTAAAGGTGAAAAAAATGAGTAAAGTAAAATTAACAAAACCAAAACATGACGGCCCTCTTGTATTAAGAAGAGGCGGAGTAGTCTATGAAATTAAATATGATTCAGATGTTGATATACCTGCAAATATAGCAGCAGGTATGTTAGGTGATGCAGGGTTAATAGTAAAATTTATTGAAGATGATAAGAAAACCATATTAACAATGTCTGATTATGACTTAGCACTATTACAAAGAGAATTCAATTTAACAGGAACTGCTAAAGATGTAGCAGAAAAAATGTTTCCTACAAAGAAAACCATTATTCCTAAGAAAACTAAGCCAATAAAGGCTGAGAAAAAAACGGTTAAAGAAACCCCTAAAAAGGAATTAAAACCGAAGGTGGAGGCCAAACCCTCTGTTGAATCTTCTGATTCAGCATAAGGTTGATAAGGCAAATCCACTTTGACGAGATGAGGGTTGTAAATGGGAAGTCCATCATGTAGCACAAGCGGGGTAATATCTGCCTCAAAAGTGGTATCAACAGATAGAACCAAGTTAATTAGCATTTATGCTACATCAACCACGAACGCGTTATTTACTGTTAAAATATGGGATAGCGCAAACAGCACGACAACAAGCAAGAAAGAAGTAGCCCGTTTAAATCTTCATGCGGGTGGAACTGCTCAATCTATTGAGTATGACTTTCATGGGGCAATCTTAGCGCAAGGGCTATATGTTGAATTTTCAACGGGTTCTGGTTCTGTGTCTGTTAATTTTGCATAGGTGATTAAATGCCAAGTTTAGAAGATGATACAAGATTAGTAATGACGATTTTATTTGTGGGCGCAGTTAGTGGAGTAAATATATACTTCTATACTCAATATGGATTTTTGTTTCCATATGCGGGATATAGCCATGCCTTATTATTCGGCATCCTAACCATAGGTGGGATAATGATTTTGAAGGCAGTATTTGATTTGGCTCTATTCGATAGAATTGAAGATGCATTGCTTCAAAGAAAAATAGACCAATATTGGGCAAGGAAACAAAGAGAAGAGGAAAATAGAAAGAGAGTTAGAGATACTATGCGCCAATACGAGCAACAGTATAATCCTACTTTTGGCCTTCCAACTCCCCCTCCCCCCGCTAATTATGGTGCTAATTATGAGAATGAGAATACGATTAGCCCAACATTTTTAACAATGAATGAGTGAGGTATATGGTATCAGAAATACTAATGGGATTTGATGAATCAACATTAGCATATGACCTACAACGCGCTCATTCTGCTGATGTATGGTTTCTTCGCGCTAGGTTCTTTATTTGGGGAACTGTAGCATCTATTGCTAGTTTCCTTTTAGGCCATGCTTTACCTTTTTACGGGGTAAACATATATGGTTCTATTTGGGGAGGATTGGTTAATTTCTGGTCACATTTGTGGTGAATATAATGGAGGTATATCATGTCACTAATGGCTGGCTTTATTGTTGTAGTAGCAGAAAGTTTAGGGAGGCTTTGGAATAGAGTTCATTCAATTCCTTTTGGAGTATATGGCGCAACACAGGTGGGAAAAACAACATTACACCATCAATTAAGAACAAGAGGAGAAGTTCCTGATATAACAAATAGAACAATTGGAAAGGAAAGAGCAACTAGAAAATCAATTAAATTAGATGGAGATGCTAGAACAATAAAAACAGCAGATGTTGGCGGAGAAACAATTTATTGGACTGAATGGCTCAAAGATATGCATGATAGAAAAGTAAAATATGTTATCTTTATGATTGATGATAGGCACATGAATAAGCATTATGATATTGAGCAACAATTATGCTGGACATTTTTAGTAGATACAATAGTTTCTCCTTATTGGGATAAAAATAATAAAAAGAATAAAAAGAAAACACATGATTATCCATTAGCAGTAGGAGTGTGGGCAAATAAATATGATATATGGAAAGATAGATATAATCATAATGGAGAAATAAAAGAACACCCAATATTTGAGCCTTTTAAAAGTGGAATGTCTAAATTAAATGATGCAGGAATACCGTGTTTCAAATATATAGTAAGTGCAAAATCAGATTCAGAAATGGTATATAGAGGAATATTAACCATGATTAAAGATTATTAGGTGTTAAAATGTGGAAATATTTTGAATTTGAAAACTCATCAGGTGGAGTATGGGAAATTTGGAGTGATGAAGAATGAGTATGAACTTTCAACCCCCTAGTTTAATTGGTGCTTCTAATGCTTATGTAGAACCAAGTGCCTTTTTACCACCAAAACAAATGGCCAGAGCCGCTGGTAGTGTGATGAAATATGAATTTAAATCATTAAAACCAAGAAAACAACTTAAAGAAATAATTAAGGTTTTAATGCCAGAAAAGAAAACATTTCTAAAATTTCCATATAAATTTGCATTTAATATAAAAGATAGATGTGTGGTTTGTGGCTCACAGAAGATATGGGATGGGGGCGACCCAATGAGGCCACCAATTCCATTACATAAGGTTAGAAAAGGCTATCCAATGAGAGGAACTTATTGTGAAAAACACGCCCACCTTCATAGACAATATGAAATGTTAGAACAACAAATGTTAGCAGAAGAACACGGCTTATCTTTTAGTGCGTATATTCCATCTGCTAAAAGTTTAAATCCATTAGCAACAGGCCCATTAACTTCTCTTAAAGAAGGTGATATAAGTAGTTTATCCTCTTTAGGCTGGACAATTAGGCCTCCTGCGGGATTATCAGAATCTAGAGAAGAAGAACTATTTAGATTGATTATAGAATCAAATGCATTAAATGATAGAGTTAAAACTCTATTACAAGATGGCACTAAAATAATAGAAGTGGAGGAATAATTATGTGGGGAACAAGTAACAACGCATTAGCAAAACAGATGACAGCCAATAATCAAGAACAATTTAAGTCAATGAATAATTTATTGACTTTACAAGAAAATCATGTAGAAGAATTCTTTTATTATCATGGTGAAGCATTCTTAACATCCTTTGAAAAATTATTTGAAGATGTAATAGAAAGAGTAGTAAGCAAAATGTTAGTTAAACTAAAATTTGTGCAAAATACTACTGGTGAATTAGAAGTGCATCCTGATGCATTAAGAGAATATGAAAGCATAACTGCTGAAAATATCCAATTAGATTTACAAACACTATTGGCTACTGCAATTAATTCAGAAGTAGTTATGCAAAGGAAAATGGCTAAAGAGCAATATTTAGCATCTCAAGGATTTAATGTAGGAGCAGGGCAACAACCACAAGGCCAATTAACTGCACCACAAGGAGTAAACCCTGCAAACATTCAAGGCGCACCTGCTATGGGTGGAATGAATCAGCAAATGATGCAACAACAAATGGCTATGAATAATGGAAGTGGATATCCTATTCCTCCAAGTGGATATGACCAATATAACAATCCATATTGGGTAGACCCCGCTACAGGCCAAATGACATATACACCGCCCCAGAGTGGATTAGGATTAGGTGGGGCAATTAGTAAAGGAATTGCATGGGCTAAATGGCTGGCGTGATGATAACATGGGGGTTATTATATGGTTGATAAAATCTTAATTGATGATGATACCAGCCCAATAAACGGTGAAATAATCTTAGACCCGCAAATGATTGAACAAAATCATGTTAGGTTAATAGAAAATTTAGTATATGAATTGATGGCGACATATCTTTTTCATGAATTTGATAATAAGTTATCTAAAGTAGATGATGAAGTTTATGACTTATTAAATCCAAGTCATTATAAGAACTTAGACACAACAGAATCAGAAATAGAAGTTTCTGAATTTGAACCTGCCTATGATTCTGATGATTTTAAAGAATATATTAATCATTTTTTACAAACTATTGAAGAACAACAATTATTAAAATTATATTCAGATTTAACTAAAAGAGAACTATTTAATGCGCCAGCATTATTTTCAGCCGAGTTAGAAAATAACCTTAAGAATTTTAGAGTGATAGATTTACTGAATAATGGTAAATACAATAAAGCATTAAAATATGACTTAGAAAGCATAGAAAGAACTGAGAGTTCTTTTATAGATATGTTTTTGAACAGTAAACCTATCATATATGACACTTTAAAAAACTACATCAAGTTTACTAAAACTGATGCTAGTTTTATTACTGTCAATACAAATGATTATATGTTAAATTTATTTAAACAACAAAGATTAGTTCCCCAAAGAAGTGATAGTTTAGCAACCTTAAAAGTTGGAAAAGTTAAAAAAAGTAATAAAACTATTAATCTTGGAAAGGCAAAACAGCCAATACAAGAACTTAGAGTTGAAGAAAATAAAGTAATTTTTGAAGGTATGTTTCTAAATAAAGAGTCAGATGATATTTTAGAAATAATACAGTCTTTAAAAGATATACAAACTAAAGTAGCGAATTTAGATGCACAAAAATTAAATATTATTGGTTCATCTTTAAATCCGATAAGTTCTGCAATAGCGAATGCCTTAACTCCTAAGCGGGGCAAATTAGGTGTAGGAGAAATACATATAAAAATCAGCCTCCCTAAGAAATTTGGCAATAATAATTTATATTCTGATAAAGGGATTAAAGACTTAAGTATTGTTAATATGCTAAGTAGTATGGGATATAAAAGAGCAAGATTAGAAACTAAAGACCCTGAAAATGTTGAAGTTTTTGAATACGAATCACCTAAACAACAAAAGGATAGGGCTAAATTAGAAGCAGAAGCAGAAGAACATGGCGAAACTTTAGTTGATTTGCCTGATATAAAAGAAGTATTACCAAAGGCTATTCCTTTAGTTGTAATTTCAACTGTTAGTCTTATTAATGAATGGGAAATTGATTTCTCTGTAACAAAAGGAACATTTTTAGATAGCCCACAAGAGGGAATTGGATTGAGCGGAACAAAGGAAAAGAAAGAAAGGATAAAAGGTTCTAAAGATAAATCAATTAGTTTATCTGACATATCAACAATGGGAAGATTAAAGTCTTCTTATAGAGCATTAGAAAGGATGGTGAATAGATTTGACTAAAGCATCCTCACCAAGCGATTTTACAACAATAAATGTAAATTATGCACAAGGTAATGGATATTATACTAGAGCAGAAGATGTTGCTGATTTATTACAAATTGGTTCATTTTCTTCTACTACTACTCCTTCTTTAGCAGATGTTGGTAAAATAATTAGAAGGGTTGAAGATAAGATAGATGATAAAGTAGGCCATCCATTTAGACCTTTAATATACAAAGATGAATTTCATAACTTTGAATTCTTTAAACATTCATATTATCCTGTCCAACCATACAAAGATTATGTTGGGTTTATTCAATTAGAGCGACCAAAAGTAATGAAAATAATTAGATTAGAAGTTTGGCAAGGAAATAATTATGTTGATTTAGCATCAGCCACTGCATCTTATATTCCACCCGAAAGCGGTTCTGGTTATACCTTAACATTGGGTGTTGGGAATTTTAGTTTTGTTTTAACAGAAGGAACTGATTTCTATGGTTCTTATGGGAAGAAAACCACAGCCCAAGAAATAGTAGCGGCAATTAATGAAGTATTCCCAAAGAAAACTGCTCAGTTTACAGGGGAAACTTCTGCTAAATCTAAAACTGCCACAAGCGGTTCTTTAACTAGAAATATCTCAGATTTCTTCTATGCCTCTACCGCTACAGATGATGGCACTAAAGTAATTATTTCTTCTCTTTTGCCGGGAGAAGATGGTTCTGATTGCACTATAGCAAAGACCGCTGGAAGCACTACTAATTTTACTGATAATCAAGACCAAAGAAGATTAGGAGATTATTGGACTATTGACTCGGAAGGTAAGATATTCTTTTTAAAGAACTATCCTTATGTTCAAAATCATTCATGTAAAATAACCTATATGAGTGGTGATGCAAGAGTTCCGGGTGTTATTCATGATGCTGCAACAAAATTAGTAGCAGCAGAGGTTATAAGACATGATGATAATTCTATATTAATTGCAGAAACAGGGTCAAATATTGATTTGAAGACTAAACATGATATTCTTCTTAAAGAAGCAACAGAAATATTAGAAGGTAAAAAGATAACAATTTATAGCCTGTGATATTATGAAGGATTTAATAGCAGATTTTAAGCGTTTATTAGAAAATGAAAAGGAAAGAAATGAAACCTTAAAAGAGATACAAGCAGAAATAGGTTTTGATATTAGTTTTTCAGATGAACAAGTTTTCAAAAATGCAATGGATAGATTCACATTACAGTTAGATAAAAAGATTGCGGAGGAAATATCAACATGGATGAAGTAAGTTTTATCATTGAGTTATTGAGTGATAATTGGTCGGCGGCTGCTTCTACGCTGCAAACAAGAGGCGACATAACAACTTCTCATATTGAAACTCCACGATTTATTGATGTAAGGTCTATTGCTCCAAATGAGGGGCGAAGGGTGGATATGGATTCACAGTCAATAATTGTAGTTTTTGAAGATAGTAGTTCGACTGAATATCCAACAATTGACTATTCGGTTCGCAATGAAACCTTTACATTTACTTTACATTTACGCGTTTTACACCGAAGAGACTTTACCGAATTAACATTTTCACACGACCGACTGCAAGCCTTATATCGTATAGCAAGATTCATTATCGAAGATAACGCGTTGCGGCCTACTGTTAATGTTGGAACTGCTAATGAAGAAAGTGCAGAACTAATTAAATTAACAGGAAGAAGTGAAGCGAATGATAGAAAGAAAAAATTATTGGGGTATAAAATCTCAGTAGAACTTAAAAGGTTTGGAAGAAACACATAAAAAAGGTGAAGAAAAATGGTAAGTAATGAGATATTTGTAGGAGCAGGAACATCGGCAACATTTGTGCCGGAAATGGATATGTTCTATAATGACGGAACAGTAGACGCGAATACTTTGAATAAAGTAACAATAAATGAAACAGCATTAATTCAATTATTAGATAATTTGTATGTAGGTTGTAGAGCAAAGGTTGAAAGTGGTTCTACTACTACTTACACAACTGTAAAGTCAAATGATAGAACATCATTTACATTTACAGATAATATAGCAACAGGTGCAGATACAGATGCGGAAGTAATAATATATGCTTTTGGTGCGCCTGTTCCAGCACCTAAAAACGGGTCAAGTCCGCAATTATTATCAGATAATTGGTTAGGATTAGTTAATACACTTACCCCACCAAATGTTGAAGTTGAAATGAAACAACTTAATTTGGCTGTTTCTGGAACACGAAATTTTGCACACCAATTTAAGGGTGCAGAAACAGTTAGTGGCGGTTCAATGGATATTTCATTAAACAACGGTTCTTGGTTATATTATGCTTTAGGGAATATTTCTAGTATTGCACAAGAAACTGCAACTACAACAGACTGGGCAGCCGACTCAAATGGATTTTTATTAAATACTACAAATACTAAATTAATTAGAGTATTAGGAGGTAATGAATTTCCTTTCCAAGAAAGCATAACAACTGATGGTGCAGGGGTAAATGATACAACTGCTGGCCAAAATTTATATTTATATGCTCCTGATTCAGATAATTTACTCACATATACAATAGGCGAATTGAATGGAGATACATTACCATCATTTGCTTTAGAAGTAATGTATGATAAATCTGGTGTTACCGCTACAACTCCTGTAGATAATAACAACCCTAATGAAACTAGATTTGCTAGAATATTTACAGGTTGTCAAGTGAATACATTAACTCTTAACTTTGAAGAAGGTCAAGAATTAAAGACTTCTTTAGACCTTGTAACTCGTAGGGCATATGATGTAGAAACAGCGGGTGCTAATGATTATATCCCTAGAAGGTCGCAAGCAGTAGGCATAGGAACACACTTACAAAACTATAGTGCAACCGTTGCAGACAACTATCCATTTATGTATTCGGATGGTGCGATTAAATTATTTGGCCAAACACTAGGAAGGGTTAAAACTGGGTCTTTAACTATTAATAACAATATTACTCAGCAGAGATTTGTTCTCAATAATAACAGGCAAGTTATGTCTGCTCATATACCAGCACAAAGGACTTACGAATTATCATTAACAGTATTGGCTACCGATACTAAACTATGGGATGAATTAAGACAAGATGGAGAATCATCAGAAAGTAGCGGTGCTAATAAGCAAATCTTATTAGAGTTCACTAAAGACGGCGGAGAACAGATATCCATTAATTTACAGGATTATGTAGTTCAAAGTGTAAATGTTCCCTTCCCAGATGACAAAGGCCCGATTGAATTTGAGGTCACTTTGTCAGCAAGAACTCTAGGGGCTGCTTCTTACAAGGGTAAGTGGGCCATAATGGTCTAAACATAGGCTAAACAGTATTTGATTGGAGATTATTTATTTTAGGGAGGGGGAATGGCTGCAATTCTACCCCCCCTCCACCAATCTAAGGGCATTGACGAAATCGTAGGGGTGAAAAAAGTAGTCTAAAGTATGGGAAAAAGCGTAGAATTGAATCATATTCCACTAACATTGTTTGTTTGTTAGTATGTAGGTTAGGTGGAAAAATGGAAAAGAAAATTGTAAGCGAAAAGAATAAGTTATTTGCAAATATAGAAACTGAATGCCATCTGTTGAGGGTATCTCCTGATACAGATGAATATTTGAAAGTGTGGGTTAAAGAACCAACTTGGTTACAAGTTGAACAAGCACTTTCATCTGTTATGGATATTAATTCTAGTAACCAATCTGTTGGTCTAGATTTAAACAAAATGTATAAATTCATGGTAGAAAACTTCGTAGAAAAAACTGAGCCTAGTTTGACTGCGATAGATTTACTACGACTTAGCCCCTATGTTGGGGCGCAACTTAAAGAAATATTACCCAACCCATTCACCGATTTAATGGGGGATGATTTGGGAAACGAAAATTGATTAGAAGGGCATTAAAGGGCGGTTCTGTATCGCCCATTGTCGCTTCTAAAATAATGGTATATACTTATGCTAGCACATTTCATGTAAATCCCGCAGAAGTATATAACACACCTTCTGCTTTGGTTAAAGAAATGTTAGAGATACACGGTCAAGTTAAGAAAATTGAGTCAGAAGAAATAGAAAAAGCCCGTAAAGGAAAGTGATAATATGTCTGATTTAAAGGAAATGAAGGAAGATTTAGACGATATTACTCGTCTATTTACTCGCAGTTCTAGAGAAGCCTTTAAAATGAAGAATGAAATAATGGGCATGAATGAGTTTGTTGAAGGAAAAAATTATCAAATTCTTAGTCGATTTCTTTCAGGAACAGGTGCTTGGAAAATATTAAACAAAGCAAAAGCAACTGTAATGACTATGGTTCAGTTAATAGATAGGACTGAAAGGAAATCATTACAAGAAGCAAAAAGGTTTGAATCACTAACTAAAGCACTTGATGATAGACAAAAATTACAAAATTTACAAGCAGCATTAGAAGCAGATAATATTGATGCAATTAAAGAAAATTTTAAGCATTTTGATGCAATGGTTGAAATATTAGGAAGTAAAGAGAAGGTTTTAGCCAGTATTGCAGAAAAAACAACTAAACAACTAGAGATACAACAAGATATAATAGCCGCAGCAACAGATGAAAGAAGCCCCATTGCTAAAATGCAGGAGTTTCTTTCAGAGAAAGCGGGAACTTTAGTGGCTGGTGGAACAACAGGAAATAAATCTGCTATCATGTTAAAGGATGCAATTAAAAACTCTTCTTTAATGCAAGCCACTATATTAACTGGTGGTTTTACTCTTAGCCATAAATATTTAAAAGATATGTTAGTAGTTAATGAAGACCTTAATAAGTGGAATAAGAAAAATGACAAATTAAAAAATGAACTTTCCATATTAGAAGGTCAAGGTGATATTGAGAGTATAGAATTTTGGGCCGATGAGGAAAGAACTAAAAAGATAACAGAACTTAAGAAAAAGATATCAAAGCATGATTCAGAAAAGCCAGATAGGCCTAGTAAATTTAAAGACATTCTATTAAAGGCTGGCGCAATGCCAGAAAATATCACTGATGCCGCATTGGAGCATCTTAAAGATATAACGGATAAGACGGAAGACTATGGAAAATGGGGAAATAAACTTTTAGAGAGCCGTTTAGTTACGGGCAAATTAATACCTGAATATCCTGAAAATGAGGGTGGAACAGAAATGTTCCCTAATGCCACAGAAAAAATGAATAAGTTTTTCAGTGTTTTTAATAGATTGAATGTTGCTAAAGGATTAATGCAATATGGAAAAATGACTAGAGATTTCTTAGCAAATGCACCTTCAAACCTTTGGAAAGGGTTTACAGGTTTTTTTAAGGGAATGAAAATGATATTTAAAGTAGTAGGTAAATTCATGTTATACTTTACTTTAATCATTACAGGTTTATTTTTCTTATATAGAGCATTTAAAATGATAGAAGCACCATTAAAAGAAGGCTTTGAGGCATTTTTAAATGTGTGGGAAGTATTTCGTGAAATTATTGGAATTGGTTTTGCCTTAATAAGTGAAGGGTTAAGTGATATTATTCATGGTTTTAAGACTGGAGATTTTACTGCAGTAATATGGGGATTAATACAAATAGCAATTGGCCTATTAACTGTGGCTTGGGGTGTTTTTGTAGGGGTAATATTTGGATTGTTAGCAGGAATGTGGGCAACGCTAAAAGGAATATTTACTCAGGGTGATACAGCGGCTGAAAGTATTGCTAGGGGAGTAACTTCTTTATTGTATATAGCCGCAGCAATTGCTATTATAGTGGGCGGAATATATAGTTTCCCTCTATTAATTGCTGGAGCATTTTTAGGATTAGTTGCTATTATTGCTGACACTGTTATGGCAAAAATATGGCCTTATGCTGACGGTGGTATTACAAGAACTGGATTATCTTTAGTTGGGGAAAAAGGCCCAGAATTGGTTAAATTACCAGCAGGTTCAAGAGTTTATTCAAATGCTGATAGTCAAAAGATGTTATCTGGTGGAACTACAATACAAAATAATATCACAGTAACAGGCAGAGTTGGGGCTTCTGATTCTGAAATCAAAGATATAGCAAACAAACTATCAAGAGAACTAAACAATAGGATGAATAGGACAGGTTCGGCGGTGAGTGTATTATGAGCGTAGCAGAAACAATAAATGTGTTTTTGGAATTAGCAAGAAGGGATGATAAAGGAGGCGGTCATATTAATAGAATACCACTTTATGTAACAGAAATAACTTTTGCGGCAAATAAAACAGTGCCTAATGTTGGTATTCCTTTTTCTGGTGCTATTCGTGGTGAATCTACTAATTTAGCATTTGATATGGGAATAACACAAAAGACTGTATCTATTCAAGGTCTTCTATTAGACCAAGTAATACAGAAAAATAATGATTCGGGTGTAACTTCTGATGCTTCGGGTGATGGAGTAAAATTGACTGCCTTTGAATTAGCACAACTAATACATTCTTATGTTGATGGAAGCACATTCCAAGATGACCAAAATCTCAATAAACTCCTAGTATTTTATCCTAGTAGGGTAGATAATAATTTTGATTATAGAACTGTTAATAGTGACGGACAAACTATTACTGCCGAAGAAATGAAAAACTTAGATATTGAAGATATTCCTTTAATTCCTTGGAATTGGAAGAATAGGGCATATGATAATGCATTCACGGCTATGTCTGGAAATACAACCAGTAGCCCATCAACGGTGTTTGATTCTAAAGTTAAAACTGCTGAGCATATAGGATTAGAAGGTTTTATTCGTTCATTTTCTACTACCATTTCTGGGGTAGAATACCCATCAGTAGCATTCCAATTAGAATTTGAAGAATCAACAGTTATAACAGATAACTTTTTCGATTGAGGGATTATATGGCTAATATCTATGTAGGGGAATCTAAGGCTTTGGTTTTTCCTGTAATGAGCGAAGGTTATTTAAAGATGGAATATGATGATACTAATACAGCAACTTCAAAAGGTAGTTTATGGAACTTATCTGAGAGTTTTGTGGTTGAGGCTATTATTACCCCATACGATATAAACGGTAATGGTATTACTCAAGTTACAGATTCTACTAAAACAGTTCCAAATGGAACTACCAATTCTACTCAAAGTGGAACTTATTTTGGTTCAAATAGATATTCCCATAAAATGATGATATTTTATAATGAGTATTTTAGATTATATTTAGAAAATACTACTACTCATAATAAAAACCAACCAGCAGAATATAAAATTGTTGCCTATATTGCTGATATATCTTCGGGTTCACCAGTATATACTACTGTCCAAAGTAATGCGGTTATTAAACCAATTAACACATTACATGGGTATGTTGATGCAACAGATGCAGATACTAAATTAGAAGCATATTATGAAGGAATATCTACAAATAAAACACTATTACAGGCAGACACATCAAAAAGTGGAAATACAATTACATTTCCTGCTTCGTCTTCAAATGATTGGTTAGGTAATGCTTCTGTTGCTAAACTTGCTGTGGGTTCTGAAATATTTAATGGTAATGGAGTTAGTTTAGGAACTGTCGCTTCTATACCCTCGCTCAATACAATTACTGTTGCTGATGCTTCTAATCATACAGCAAAGATATATGTTTCACAACCAAAGGAAGCCTTTTATGTTGAACAAACATTTAAGATTTCTTGCGTGTATAATGTAGGAGGTTCAGTAAATATCTATTTGAATAATCAAATGATTGAAATGCATTCTTATTCTTCTGCTCCAACTTTTGAATTTAAAGCAGATGATTGTTTTATTGGTCAAAGTGGTTCAAATAAAAATACACAATTTATGGGGGAATTGTATGAAATAGCGATGTTTAAGGGTAGAAAACCATCGCCCACTATTAATACATTATCTCCAAGTTATAGTAATATCTTATTTTATTACAGATTTGGTGAGTAATATGTCTGGAAGAATGATATTTCCTTTAAATGTTGGAGAGAATGAATCTACATTTACAGAAACATATACTACAAAATCTAATGCTAATTCAAAAGCAAAGGCATATAAAAATGTTTCAGTAACTCCCCTTCTTATAACTAATGGGTTAGAAGAGGAAACTGACTATGTTAGTGCTGATGGCGGAAATCCACCTATAACATCAATGATATTTACAGAAATTAGAAAAGGGCCAAATGCAGGTGGATTAACCACTTCAATTAGCGGTTCAATTCAAAATCGTTTAATACCAAATCAATCTACTACAATAAGTGATGTAGCAACTAATAAACAAACTACTCCATCATATAAGGTTAAAATATATGATGCGAATTACGACATTTCAAGCACTAATAGAAAAGTTACATATCATCCATCATCAAATACTCCCGACAGCAATACAGGTATAGACATAGAAGGTTATGATTATTTTATATTATTAAATCCGAATGTTCATAGTAATGGTGAAGATACTGTAAGGCCACACTTTGCTAAAATTACAAGAATAATTACTTTTGATGAGTTTGGGGATGGTGTAGAATTTTCTCCTAAATATACAGGAAATATTCCTATTGGAACTGAATTTGAGATTTACAAAGGGCCAGAAAAAACAACGGCAAATGAGAATATAGTAGCAATTAGTTATGGACTTCGTGGTGATACTGATGCCGATACTGATAAATATGATAAAATATGTATAGTAAATACACCAACTTTTTACTTCTATAATGATAAATTGGAAGAAGAAAATCAATTGGATTATAATGAAAAATATACACTAACTTCTGTTAGATATTGGGGTTCTCAATCAATAACACTAACAGATACCGTAGGCACTTTAGCGCAATATGAAGAAGGCTCGACTAGTAAATATTATGTGTTAAGTGAAACTGACCATGATAAATTAACTGAAGGAATGTCTATTTTTAATGGGGCAAATTATCTTGGGAATATTGAAAGTTTATATCAAGATACCACTTACAGATTTTATTTAGATTATGCAAGACAGAACATTACTGCGACTGCTAATGATATTACAGTAACTATAGGAACAACTATTCAAAATGTAGTATTCAAGACAGAAAGAAAATATGATAATACTATACAAAATTTAGGAAGAAATAAATTAGATGTTATTTTAGTAGATAAGAGATTAGAAGATGATGAAGATGATTCTAATTTTAATCCCATTTTTTGGCATAAAGCATTTCCAGAAATGAAAAGAAGTGCAACTGATAGCACATCAACAACAGTAAGTATAGATGGTGGATTAAATGGCCCATTGAAATATATTACTTTTGAATCTGCTGCATTAAAAAATGATAAAATACCATTTGTTGAATCTTCTATTGTAAATAACCCAAAAAATAAAATAAGTAAAGTGGCTGAAATAACAGCAATAGATACTGCTGGTATACAACATCTCAAATATAAAAAAGGAGATAAGATGGTAGTTAGAAATGGTTTGTATACTAATAGAATGCAAATGCAAAAATTATTGCATACAGTTACAACTAATTCTACTAAATTAGAATTTAATAATAAATCAAATGCAAATGTAGATGAGGGTTGGGATTATGATTATACTGCTATATTAACCGAAGGCTCTACTATAGAAATAGGAGATTATTATTATCTTGTGGATGAGATAGATGATAAGGCAGACAATGTTAAACAAGGATTCACAGTCAGTCATAATAGATTAAAAACTGCAAATATATGGGCTGCTAGTGCTACTCCGCCAACAGTAACTGATGCAGATATTTATGTTGTTCCTTATTCTAACAGCAAATTTAATTTAGGGTTTGCATCTGATACTGAAATTAAAAAAGCGCAATCGAATAGAATAGTGTTAGAAGGCCATACAATTGATAAAGAAAATACTAAATTATATAATAGTAAAATAACAATGAATGGTTTTAAAGGGCATGATATTAAAGTAGATTATGGAGATAAATCATTAAAATATGTGGCTATCCAAGAAGCAAATAAAAAATATTATCAGAACACTGCAATAGATAGAATGTATTATTATGCTGGTGGTTTTACATTACATGAAGAAGTATTTGAAGGTGAAATTGAATATTTAAATCATAATTCTACAGGAGGAAAAATATCATTTACTCTTAGTGGCCGAGATAAATTAGCAAGATTAATTTCTAACACAGTAAATAGAAATTTAAATTTTAGTGATGATATTGTATATTCCACATTAATTCCTTCTTTAGATTTACCTAATACATTTACAACTAGTGCTGCTGCAAGTGTAGATGCCACTTCAATTAAAGTTACTGGGAATAGAGTAGGAACATTAAAACCATATACTTTATTATTTGATTCTAGTTTTAATTTAATTGGAGAAGTTGATGGAAGTATTTATGTGTCATCAGGTAACTATACCGCCATAACTTTAAACGATTATATTCAAAATGCTATATCAGATAATAGTGCAATTTATTATTATAGACCAATTGAAGAAGTAAATTATATTGCTGGTGCAAAAGCAATTTCTTCTAATTCTAATATAACTAAATATTCTACAAGTTTTACTAATATATCAGAAAAAGGACTTATTTTTAATAATGGTATGAATTATACATATGCGTCAAATTCATTTTCACATTCCGATTTAAAATTAACTTCAAATGATGGAAATTATCTTAACACAGGAAATTTAGGATATGATATTATTAGAACAAAGGGGTTAGAACAAGCAAGCAATAATACAAACCTAACTAACCAAACTGATGATTTCTTACTTAAAATTGGAAAAGAGCAAGATGATTATGTTACTATATTGGGTAAAGATATTTTATCTAGTTTATATCTCCATGTTGTTACAAATTCAGAAATAGATGATTCTACCAATATTATTAGTGTTGCTCCTAATTTCCCCGTAGCATTAGGTATAACAGAAAGTAATAGTAGTGATACTAGATTTAAGTTTAATACTGATGCTTCTACGCCCAGTATGTATTTTGTAAATTGTAATATGCCTTTAGGTGGTTATATTCATAGATTACCAGATAAATTTAAAAACCAATATATAGGCTTAGAATCATATCGTTATTTAGATATGCAAAAATTTGACGCTGGAACAATAACTCCACCGAAGAACACAATTCAAAATACTATACATAGAATAAACAATAGACCTATTAAAATAACGGCCTATTCGCAAGGAGCAAAGATATTAGGTGATGGGAAGGTTTCCATAAATAATGTAATAAGTGATGGAGATTGGTGGAAAGACCCTGATGGATTTGATAACCTCAAAAGTGGTGTAGATGACGATATTAAAAAACTAATAAATAATGATTATCGTGCAAGACCATTTAAATTGTTTGCTACGGGTGATTTATACCCAGATTCTTTTTTAAGATTTAATAATATGGGTGCTTCACATAATACCAATTCTCTTAATAATTTTGGATTAATGTTTGAGTCTGAAGGAACTAAAGGTGCAGAAATAGAACATGACTGGCATGGAAAAACAAAATCCATTATTAAACCAGACTCTAATTATGAAACTAGTGAAATATCTTCCTCTACAATAACTAATCCTACGCAAATAAAACGATGGGGTGTTATTAGATTAATTGAAGCCACATTTGATTGGCACTTTAATTCTGTAGATGCTGAAGCAATACAAGATAGAGATGAAATGCCTAGAGTTCCTATTAAAAACTATAAAAAAGGTTCAACTTCTTTTGATATTTTTAGCCAAGAGGGAGATGGAATCAATACATTAATAGATATAGAATCATTAAGTAATGAAGGAATTAATATGACTCAAGTGCATATAACCAAGCCAAATTATAAATCAAATTATTACGGGTTTAGTTTATTGTCTGGTAATGGTAATTCTTATAACCCCCCAAATGTAATATTGCCTGTTATCAGTGAAGTAAATACTGCAACTCTATATTCAACTACAAATAAATATATATTTGACATGAGCGATACTACTGTAACTCTAACTAATGGAGGTAATTGGCCTACTGCTGGAACTGGAACAATTACTTCATCTCAAACTTTAACCTTTACTTGGACAGGAAAACAACAAGATGCTAATGGGGATTGGATGCTAACAGGGATTCCGGCAACGGGTGTAGACTTTGCAGCAGGCTCAACAGTTAAATCAGAAGCATATATTACTTCGGCATTTCATATTGGAGGTTATAGTGGCCTTAGCACCCAAAAACAACATCATTCTAAGGTATTACACGCCTTATGTAAACCACACTCAGATGATTATTCTACTTACCCTGTTAGATATTTTGTTGTTGATTGGCCATCAAAAGATATTTATGAAAATTGTATTGCCATATTTAAAGATGTAAAAGAGGCAGGAGATAATAAATTCTCATTTATAGATATGACTAGTGCGCCTTTATCAACAAATACTTTTCCAAATCTTGCATCTAATCAAACAGACCGCCTTTTATTAGACCAACACACTCAAAATATTCAGGTCATTCGTAATGATGATTATACTAATCAAACAATTCCAGATGTAGCATTGCTTACTACTAAAACTAAAGAGTATTTTTATAAGGATGCTCCCGATACAACCTTGACTACTACAACAAAATCTAAACACTCATTAAGCGTAGAAGATGGTGGAAAATTATATTCTGCACAAATGTTAATAAAGCCTCAATTTTATATAGATGCAGATGTAAGTGTAGGAGATGAGAAAACATATACGATGGATAATACTTCTGTTCATCATTGGTTAAATTATGTTCCTAATTTAGAAGGATATTACATTGTGTCTGATAAAATAGAAACTGGTTCATCTGGTTCACATAAATACTTACCAACTTCACATTCACCAAACCCTAATATGGTTAAAGAAGGAATACCTAAATATATTGGTAAAATAATTTCACATACAATTGATGGTAGTGAAACATATATTAAACATAAATTAAAATTTGATACAACAATAGATGTTAGTGAAGTAGGTTATTATTTTAGGTTAATGAGGATATCAGATACTACCTTTGAAAGAACCCCTAATAGTTTCTCAATAAATACCTTAAAAGACACTGGGTTACAATACAATACAAAGATAAAAAATTCATTAACAGGTGAAATTAGTGAAAAAAATCAATATAGTGAAGGAATATACTCAATGTATATGTTACTTAATATAGATGAAATAGATACTAATCAGGCTACTAATTTCTTAGAGCGAAGGGTTATTTCTAATTCTGCATCTGTTTTCCCCGTAAGTGATGGAGAAGAAATAGATTGTTATATTACTGATGGTATTAATTCACAAAGAAAATCATTAACAGTTACATTAACCAATGAAACGGCAAACGCTGCTCCAGAATTAAAATTTGAATATGAAGGAACTTTAACAGGAGATGGTTGTGTTTCTTTCGGTAAAGTATTTGATATTACTATTCCTAAAAAATTAAAAATAAGACCAACAAATTGTTATTTAGGAACAACATTTACCATTGGCTCAACAATTGACGAAGAAATTGAAAAAATTGCTAAAGAATCTAATTTTGATATAGATGTTGAAAATAGTTTAAGAGAATATACAGGATTAGTAGTAAGTGGTGTAAATGGTAATGTAATTACATTATTAAATAGCCCCTTAAATTTAGCAGTAAATGATGTTGTGTATAATCAACATGGATATTTAATTGGGAAAATAACTGCTAAATCAACTTCAAGCCCATTTACAATAACTATTGGCGGTGGAATAATATTTAATCCTGCACAATATGATGAAATAACAACTCGTAATAAAAAGACAATCATTGCTACTAATAATTTTAACGATATTGATGCTTTTTCAGCAATTAATTATTTAGCCTCTAAAAAAGGATTAGATTATAAAATAAAAGGAAATACAATTACATTAAGGAATTTAGATGATATTTACTCATCAAGAAAATACTATATTGACTATAAAAAGAATAATAGATTAATTTCTGTTGATAGCACTAAAAGCCTGTTTGATGAAGCAAATAAAATAATAGTTCAGGGTGATGGGGTAAAAGCAGAAGTAGAAGCACTTACTTCAACAAATAAAAAAGTAATTAGACACATTGACACTTCTATTAAATCATTAAATGAGGCTAAGGTTAAAGCAAACCAATTATTAACACTTCATATGAAAGAATCAAAAAGAGCAACATTAACATTACAAAAAGAAGGTTTAGAATTATTAGAAGCGGGTGATATATTAACTTTAGATTTTCCTAATCATGGTATTCCAAGAGGGGATTATTTAGTATTTGAAATAGAAAATGTATTGGCCGGAACTACTAAAATTGCGGTGGGAACATTTGATAAAAATATAGCAGAAAGATTAGCAGAAATGGATGTTCAATCAAAAAATACAAACTTCACATTATTCTCTAAAAACTCGACAAATTCATCAGTAGGAAAAGCAATTTTTGATACTCTCAATATTGACCAAAATAGAATTAATTATACCATTAATACCATAGCATCAGCAGGTGGAACAACAATAGGATTCGGCAATACAATAGGATTTGGCAATACATTAGGATTTGGTAGTTCTACTACAACAACATTAAAAACATATGAAAGTGAGAAGAGTGAGGGAATATGATAACAAATAGCGCGAAGGAAGATATAGCAACAACCTATATCAAGGACAAGTATACGACAATTAAAATAGGCGATGGTGCAGATGCTACTGCTGCATCACAAACTAATTTAGACCATTTTGTTGCTAAAAAAGAAGATATAACACCAACAGTAGTAGGTTCTACTTTAGTGTGGAATGTTGATTTCTTAGGTTCTGATATACCATCTTCAGGTGTATCTGAATTAGGTGTCTTTCATAAGACTTCGGATATATTATTAAGCCGAGTAACATTTACAAGCACAGGCGTTGTAGCCGCGAGTGATACGGTAACTTTCACAATTAGAATAGAGGTGAATTAGTATGGTAGATAATACAGGCTTTATTAGCACATTAGGTTCTTCACCTACTGCACCAATAGATGATGCTACAGACTCTATACACTCTGCAATAATAATGGCATTAAATGCTGCATCTGGTGAAAATAGAGCAATTAGTGGTTTTGATATTGACCAATATAATACTGGTTTATCTTATACAAGATATGATGTTGCTGCAGGAAAAGTATTAAGAAATGGTAAATTAGTTGATATAGTTGCTACTGAATTAACTACTGATGCTAATACGGGAACTTCAAATTCTGTTGATTGGTATGGGGTTATTGTAGTTCAAAGTAGCGATAATACTCTAAAATGGAGACATGGAACAACATCACCAACTTCAACAGGTAAATTAGATGGAACATATGCTACTGTAGCCGCTATAACTGCTGGAGATATACCAATTGCAGTAATTAAATATGTCGCAAATTCTACGGCTACTGATAAAACTAGGCCAATTCAATTCTTAGGATATGCTCAAGCAACAAGAGAATTTTCTGCAATTAATAGCGGTGTGGAAACATTATCTATCAATGCGGCAGGAACAATAACTTATGAAGGAACTGCTGATGAACATGAAACTACATTATCTTTTACAGACCCTACTGGAGATAGAGCGATTGTTTTCCCTAATGCTGGTGGAACTGTTGCATTAACTTCTAATATAGCATATACTTCAGCAATATCAGCAGGTAATAGTGGTTTAGTTCCAGCACAAGGAACAGCAGGACATTATTTAGCACATGACGGAGCATTCGCTCAAGTTGCTTATTCACAAATAAGCGGAACACCTACCATTCCAAGTGGTAATGCTATTATTGATTGGACTGCTGACCATGCTTCTGAAGTAATACATTCGGGTAATTATACTAATACAACATATTCAGTATTTACAGGGGCAGATGGAAGTGATGCTGGAACAACAGGATTAGTTAAACAACCTGCTGCTACTGATAATGTAAAATTCTTAAGGGGAGATTCTACATGGGCTATTCCTACAGATACAAATGATGATGTGAATGTAGCAAACTTAATAGCAAGACTTGATGATATTTCTGAAAATGTTACAATAGGAGATGCAACTGATGTTACAGTTACTGCTGCTGGTGATTTAGCAGTAACAGGTGATTTGGCAGTTACAGGCGATTTAAATATTACAGGAGATATTAATACTACTACAGTAACTGATTTAGATGTGGTGGATAAAACTATTACTGTCGCTAGTGGTGCTGCTAATTCTGCGGCGGCTGATGGTGCTGGTTTAGTAATAGATGGAGCAAGTGCTTCTTTTACTTATTCAGATGGAGGAACTAAGTTTGTTGCGAATAAGAGTATTGAAGCAACATCTTTTATTGGTAATGTAGATTCAGCAGATACAGTAGATGCTACTTTTGACCAAGCACAAAGTAATGCAACTAATTATATGGGTTATTTCACTCAAACAGAAATAGTTAGAACTGGTGCAATTACTAGTGGTAGTGCTACTGTTACTATATCAATAACTAATCTTGTTGCTGGAATGTTAGTAGAAGGAACAGGAATTCAAGCGGGAAGTATAATTAGTTCGATTGGTTCTGGACAAATTACTTTAGATAAAACAGCAACAGCAACAAATGGAACTGTATCTTTAACTTTTACTAATAGTGGAACACCTATTACATTAAAATATGATAAGAATATAACATTCAATCCAAGCACCAATACCTTAGATGTTCCTACTATTACTAGTAGTAGCATTACTTCATCAGGATTAAATAAAGGTGCTACTTTATCAGGAACTGCTAAAGCACTAATTGGACAATCTGGTAG